ATGCCACTGAGGGGCGCGTGACGTGTTTGCTGGGGTACTCCCCCGGGGTGTTGCTGGCAAACGTGCCTGGTCTGGGTGGTGGCGGCGCCGGCTGGTGGGCTGGCTGCTGGCTGGCTCAGGCTGTCCATTCCCGCGACGTGATGAAGGTGACTGCGCCGGATAGTTCGGCTTCGAGCTTGTCGCCTTTGTCGCGGTTGCATTTGCGGTGGCATGCGGCGACGTTGTCGAGTGTGTCTGTGCCGCCTCGGCTGAGTGGTGTGATGTGGTCGATTTGGAAGCTCATCGGGTCGAGGTGGTGTGCCTCGTAGTCGATGGGTTGGCCGCATCGGTGGCAGTCGGGCCGTGGTGGGTTGCCGTTGGCGCCTCGTTTGATCTGCCGGCGGAACCGGTCGCGGCGTGCTGTGCTGCGTTGGACTGTCACGGCCTGTATGGCTCGTACACGGTCGGTGTCCAGTCAGGGTTACTGCATGTGCCCTTCACGCGTGGCGTGGTTGTGGTGGGCTGCTGGGCGCCTGTGATGGCGTCTGCAGTGATGTCACTGACGGGTACCTCAGCGTGGTCGGTGTCGACGTCGTGGTTGTCGTCCAGGTGCTCGACCATGTCTGCCTCCGCTCAGGCTGGGGGTTGTGGGCAGGCCGGCGCAGGGGCGGCCCGTATTGCCCCCTGTGTTCCCCTGTGCGCCACTGGCGCCGGGGTGGGTGGTGTAACGCCCGCGGTTGGGTCTCTGGGTGTGTGTCGCGTGTTCGTGCGCTCTGTCTGCGGGTGACTAGCCACGAGACGAGAGCGGCGACGATAACCGCGGTTGGCACTACTGCCAGTGTCAGGACCACAACGGCGGGCATGTCTGGGACGGTATTGCCGGCGTCGTGTTCGGCGTGGTGTTCCATGCCGGCCGTCGCTTCGGCTGCCGTGAATACCGAAACGGCGCCTGGCCTTTTGAGCCGGGCGCCGTGTTTTGGGCACAGTTGTGCTGTTGCGTTTTGGAGTCTAAGCGTTCGCGCGTCACATCGAAAACGGTCATGCCGCGCGTTTGATACGGGCCGGATGGTGTGGCCGGCGTGCGGTTTTCAACGGCTGCGGTGAGGGGTCTGCTGCGGGATGTCGGGGCCACCGTGGATTGGGGCCACCGTGTCGCGGTGCGAGCTGACTGCCAGTCGGGTCAGCCAGTCAGGTCACCTTGCGCGCGTATACGTTCACGGTGACCTGTGTGTAATCCCTTTCATATGTTTAGTTAGTTTAAACAGAAATAATTCTATACGCGTACACGCGCGCACGCGAGAGCGCAAACGTCTCAAAGAATCCCAGTGAGCTCACCTGTGAACGTATACGCGCGTGAAGTGACCTGACTGGAAACCAGCGAGCCCACCTAGCGTGGCGGCTAGATGGGCTCGCATGGGGCCGGCTGGCTGCGCTACGTCGTCGCGGCCGGCCGTTCCCGAAGCTCATGCGCGAACTGTTCCAGCACTGCCGCCACAACGTTGACGTCGGCCTGACGCACGGTGGTCGTGTACATCCTCGCCATCATGCCGGCGAGGTCGTGCTGCCCCAGCTTCGCGGCGCGCAACGCGATGGCCCGCACGTGTTCCGGCATTTCTGCAGGTCCATCGGCTAGCGACCATGTTGTCCGCGGTGGCACGGTGCGTGTGCGTTGGGATTGCACGCGGATCATTCCTGACGCTCGAACGATCTGCTGTTCACTGAATCCGGCTGCGGCGCCGGCGGCTTTCACGTCGGCTGACGGTGTCTCACCGTGGATGGTGAGGTACTGACGCAGCCACGTCGCATACTGCGGTTCACGCCTCATTGGGGGCTCCTACCTGTTGTGAATGTTTGGGATGTTCGACGAGTTTGAGATGTTCGACGAGTTTGAGATGTTCGACGAGTTTGAGATGTTTGAAGACTTTGAGATGTTTACCCGGCCGTGCGACATCAGCGCGCACGGTCATGCCGCGCAACAGAAACGCCCCGCGGCCGTGTGGCTGCGGGGCGGATCTGGGGCCAGCCTACCGGCTGAGGAACCTGACGTGCCGGCAGGCCGGGTGCACGACCTTGCACACTCCGTCTGCGTCGTATCCGACGAGCTTGCCGCCGCGGGACACGAACCGGGTGCGGACGAACAGAAGCCGGCCGTCGTAGGTGCGTCCCGAGTATTCCCACAGGACGCCGGTGTTGCCTTCGCCGATGTGTGCGGCGAGCCATGCGGCCGGCTGGCAGCCGAGCTGGCTGCCGTCCTTGCGGGTGACCATCCACCGGCCGGTGTAGGTGTCGCGGTCGATCGGGGTGATGTCGGTTGCGTCGATCGTGGTTGCGTTCACAGTGGGCTCCTATCCCGTGTTGATACGTCAACACTATCATGCAGTGTTGATCTGTAAACATACGAACGGCCCGCCGGTTTATGGCCGGCGGGCCGTGGTGATTGTCAGATGTGGTTGCGGCCGTGGTTCTCGCCGCCGCACGCGCAGTCGCACGACGGGCCAACCGCACCCATGCACACACCGTTGCACACCTTGTCGGGATTAACGCGTCCCTTCAGCTGGTTCCACTGCAGGTGCTTGCGGTGTCCTTCGCAGTACAGGCCGGCCGCGGCGAGCTGGCTGCCGTTGTGCCCGTTGTAGAAGATCACCACCGCGTTGGCGCCTTCGCCGATGTACGGCCGGCCGTCGACCACGCGACGAGTCTGGCAGCCGCGGACCGGGCACTTGCCGAAGTGACGTTCGAGCTTGCGGGCCGGCGCGAGAAATGCTGTTGCCATGTTGGGGCTCCCATCCCTGTTTTGTTGTCAATCAACTGCTGTTGATGCCTCAACACTAGCACACCGTGTTGATGCGTCAACACGTATCGGGGTGATGGTCGGATACGCTGCGATGCGTTGCGCCACAACGTGAGGGGGATTGTGGAGCGGCAGCCGCGGCGCCCGGGTGGTTTCCTACCATCAGGGCGCCGCGGTCCGTTACAGGGCCACTCAGGCGGCCGGGCGGCCGTCCTTGGCGCCGTACCGCCGGCGCATTCCGTTGCCGTCGCCGACCACGAACATTCCGCGGTCGTCGAGCCACGACAGCACCATGTACGCCTCGTGCGTGTCAGCCTTCACCGCGCGTGCGATCCGGCTGGGCGTGTGCATCCCGGGGTGTTCCTGCAACCACGCGTCGATGCGGCCGACGAGCTGGTTACCGAACGGCATGAGTGCGCTGTGGCTGAGCTTGCCGTTCACCCGTTCCTCTGGGCTGGTGGTGTCGATCACGGTGCTGTAGCTCTCGGCCGGCGTGGAGGCCGGCGCGTCGACGTCGTCGGCCGGCGCGAGCTCTTCAATCCAGCAATTCTCGACGTCTTCGATCTGGTCGGCGTCCAGCGGGTCAGCGTCCCAACGGACCTGAACCATGCCGGCCGGCGCGTCGAGCTTGCGCAGGATGGTGCCGACGCGGGCCGCGTCGCGGCCGTACCGCTGCGCGAATCCGGCGTCGACGACCCGGGCGCCGGCGTCGAGCATGCCGACCGCGGCGCGCTCAACGCGCCGGCTGCTGCCCGCGGCGATGGTGGTCTGGAAGTGCCGCGCCTCAGCTTCCGACGGGAACCTCTCGACGCCGTCAGCGTGCTCGACGACGTACACCAGCGCGTCGGCGTCAACCGCGACGATCAGGTAGGCGCCGTAGTTCCAGTTCACCAGCGGGTTGTCGTCGCCGTTGCGGGTCAGTGCGATCAGCTCGCCAGTGGTGTTGTCACCTTCGGCGCGCACGTTGGCCGCGGAGCAGATGCGCGCGAGACGTTCGCGAGCTTCGGCGATGGTGGCGTGTCCGGTGACCTCGGTGCGGCGGTGCAGCTGAACGATCATCTTGAACATTTTGGGCTCCTATCCCGTGTGCTGTTGACTCCTCAACACTAATGCACGTTGTGTTGATATGTCAACACACAAGGAAGCCCCGCGGCCGGCTGGCTGCGGGGCATTCCTGTTGCGTGTCTAGCGGATGCGCGATGCGCGGCGGATGTAGTGCCGTGCGGCGCGGTTGGCGGCCTCCGCGCGGTTGAGCAGATCCTCGGCGGCCTGCAGGTCGCCGGCGGCGAGCGCAGCGCGTGCCTCGGCCTGCAGTCGTGCGCAGTGCTCGTGTGCGCGGTCGACGGTCGCCAGCTCGTCGGCGCGGCGCTCTTCGCGGCTGCGGTTCATGCCAAGGATGGCGTCGAGCATCTGCTGAGCGGTCTTGTTCATGGTGGGCTCCTATCCCGTTGTGGTCGATTGGTTGTCGGCGCCCCGGGCCGGCTGGCTGCCGGGGCGCCGTGCTGCCGGCGGTTACTTCGGCAACTTGTGCTTGCGGGTCACGCCGTACATGGTCACGATCTGCATTGTGTGGCAGTGCGTGCATTCGCCGTACACGGTGCGCCGGCGCGGATCCGTCTTGGTGCCTTCGACGTACGCCTGGGCGCTGCCCGGGCATGCGTTCGGGTCGACCTTGCCCCGTGTCCATTCGACCGGCGCCGATGGGAAGCACTTCGTGCACAGCATGGCGCCGTGCGCTGCGACTGCCTCCGCTTCGGTCTCCCCCGACAGTTCCGGCAGCCAGCCGATGCGCGTTGTCGGACGCAGCGAGCTGCAGTAGGTGGAGCTGTGAATGTGTCCATCCTGCACGAGGAAGAACCGCAGCCAGCCTTTGTAGTTGGCTTCTTCGTGCGCCCGGATCGCGGCGCGCGCAGCGTCGGCAGCGTCCTTGGCGGCCGGGTATTCGGCGACTGCCTTTGCGGCGGCCTGGTTGAACCACGCGGTGCCAGCCTCGGCGACCTTGGTGGCAGCGGCCAGCGCTTCGTCAATGCTCATCTTCCAGTACGGCGAGCGGCCGTAGTAGACCTGCTTGTCGTTCGCGGCGCGGTGCACGCGGTCGGTGACCTTCTTGAGCGCGTCCTCGGCGGCGTACGCGGCGGTGTACAGGTCCGAGAGGATCGCGTCGGCGGCCTTGGCTTCGGTCTTCGTCCAGTTCGACATTGTGGGCTCCTATCCCGTCGTGCTGTTGATACGTCAACACTAATACCGCAAGTGTTGATATGTCAACAGACACGCGAAACCACCCCGCGGCCGGCTGGCTGCGGGGTGGTTTCGGTGGGCCGGCGCCTACGTGGTCAGCTCGCCTCGGTCGAGACTGTCGGCGAGATGCCGACATAGCCAATGGGGCCGGACTTGACCATGCGCAATACCGTCTCGTCGACGTACCGCAGTAGCGCCTCTGCGACCTCCGTGCGCGTGACGCTGCCGCCGTGCGGCGGGAACAGTGCCCGGAGCAGGATTTCGCGCGCCACGGTGGATGCTGGCAGGTCACGCGCGGCCGCCTGCCGTTCAAGCTCTGCCAACTCATCGTCGTTGAGTCGGATCTGCAGCACGCGGCTACGCGGGCCGCCGCGGGTGACCTTAACTCCGGTCAGGTCGACGTCGTCGCCCATGATCTCGTCGTGCACTTCCGCCATCGTCGCGGCGTTGTCGAGCATGCGGGCGAGCTCTTCGGTTGGTTGCTTCGTGCTCATGTCATGCTCCTTCCTGATAGATGCGCTGGTAGGCCTTGTTCGCGGGGAACGCGGTGGCTCCCCATAGCTCCCCCTCGTAAGGCACGACAATGACACACAGGACGTGCCCGGCGGTCGGGCTGTAGCCGACCACCCGGATTCCGTCGCCTCCCTCTTTTCGGGCTGGATCCGGGTCGAGTGTGACGCGCTGCGGATCGTTCAGCGCTTCCTCGGCCTGCCTGATGGTCGTCTTGTGCCGTTCCCATAGGTGCTCTGCCCTATCGTCTGCCCATGTCGCCATGCTACCCCCTTCGTATTACATTGTATTACACCCAGCAAGGGGCCTTGACCTGCGCAAATGCTGTCACGAGTTGATTGCTAGCACTTCGGACACGGTCGTCACGCCGTTACCCACAAGGTGCTCCACGGCGTCAAGCCAGCTGTCGCCGCGGTAGCCGAACCGGCGAGCAACCGACATGAGCGAGCTGTGGCAGTCGCGCTCGTTGACCTGGTCGGCGAGTGCGTAAACGGTCTGCATGTCCATCGGGCTCCCCCATCTCGTCGTGTTGACGGGTCAACACTATCACACATTGTTGACCCATCAACACGCTTAGGCTGCGGCGAGCTCGTCGACAGTGAACAGCGCCAGCTCGTCGCCCGCGGCCTGGACGTCGACGTCGCCGAACATCGCGTCGACGATGCGCATGAGCGCGCTGTCGGGCCGGCCCCATGCCGGCGCGGTGCCGACGATGTTCTTCCGCCAGCGCAACGCCCAGGCCATGCAGTTGCTGCACGACTTGTGCGTGCAGCCGGCCAGCGGTGCGTTCTTCCGTGCGTTGTAAGACCAGCCCATCGAGTCGGCCGTTGTCAGCAGGTCGCCGTACACGCGCAGCCCGAGCGACTTGACCCCGAAGCCGTGCACAGGCAGGCCAGGATCACGCGACAGGATGGCCTCGAACACTGCGCGGATCTCGTCGGTGTGCTGCCGCCGGCACACACTGCCGACACCGACCAGCGGCACGCGCGTCAGGTCGACGCCGGCCGCCGCGTACATGTCCATGCAGCGCAGGTAGTCCTCTACGGCGTAACCCTGCAGCACCGGCATGAAAGGCACCTCCGTGTCGCTCACGTCAGCCCAGCGGCCGCACAGGTCCACGTAATTGGCAACGGTGCGGCGCTGGTGCTCGACGACGGACAGGCCGGTGCGTGCGATCATGTCGGGCTCGCACATCCAGTCCATCGGCGCGGCCCATTCGAGCCGGCCAATCTCGTCGTCGTACCGCTTCACCGCTGCGACGTACTCGCCGGCCGTGGTCTTCCATCCTCCGAACATGGACAGCTCCGAGAAACCGCCGGAATCGAGTGCCCATTTCTCGGCCGCGACGGGCAGTGCGGTGCGCAAGCGCGACAGCCGGCGGTGCGACACGAACAACGGCACACCGGCGGTGCGCAGCCACGATGGTTCGTGTGTTCCGAGGTAAAAGTGTTCCTGCATGCCTTGGGCTCCTATCCCGTTGCGGTGGTGGTGCGGCCGGGGCCGGCTGGCCTATCGCCGGCCGGCTTCGATCAGGTCGAGCTCCCACGCGGCGGGCTCGACGCCGGCCGCGGCGCGGACCGCGCGCGAACGGATCCGCTCATACGACTCGCGGTGCCGCATTTCGATCGCGACGTCTTGCAGGTCGCGGGTGAAGTGCAGATTGCGTGTGGGTCTCATGTCGACCCCCTTTCTGTGGGTAGTTGAGGTGGTTTTAGGCGGGGCGGACGGCGTAGATCTTGAAACCGACCTCGCCGGCGCGGGTGAGGCGGTGGCGGGCGAGGTAGCAGGCGCGGTCCTCGCTGACCTCGCGGTCAATGTGGATGCTGGCGTTGTCACCGTTCGCGGTGGTGTAGAAGACGATCATGCTGGGCTCCTATCCCGTTTCTCTGTTCTGTTGTTGATAGCTCAACACTAACACACCGTGTTGACATGTCAACACACGAAATTGCCCGGACGCGTTGAGCATCCGGGCAATTCGATTTGTGCTGGTCAGCGGGTTGCGGGGCCGAACAATCGGCGTAGCCGCTGCCGGTCCTTCTCCTGCCGTATCGCTTCGAGGACGAATGCAGGGTTTTGGCCTTGCATGATCTTCGTCAGCCGGCTCAAGTCCGGCACGTGCTGTGTGTCTGTCATGGTTTGGGCCTCCTCAGTCCCATGTGGGTTGACCATCGCCGGCGCGGCGCCGGCTGCGGCGGTGGCGGCACGGGCCGCGGGACCACACCGAGCGTGACCTTGCGGACGGGGTTGAAGTCGCCCCAGCTGTCAGGAAAGAAACCACCCGGCGGCAGGTAAGGGTCGCGTGCCAGCTCGACGGTCGTCAGTTCGTAGCGGTCGCCGTACAGCCACAGGAACGCGCGCTGCGCTTCTGCGTCGACGTCGATGCGCAGATGGTTCGGGTCTCCCAGTTTTACTCCCACTGCGCGACTGCCTCCACTTCCGGCGCCGGCGCCGGCATGGCAACAGCGTGGAACACCACGTACTGCAATTCGTCGCCGTACGTGTGATGTTCGCGCGCGACTGCCAGCGCTGCCCTCGCGGCTTCTTCCTGCTCAAACTCGTGCAGGCTAGGCCACGGACCTATCCGTCCCTCTGCGTCGCGGCGGCTGCCGTCAAACACCTTGTGCACGTCGTCGGGCACTAGGCCGGCTTCGGCGCATGTCCGTGTGAGCGCGTCACGCGCATAGCGTTCGACGATCTTGCTGAACGCGTCCCAGCCCATCGCGCGGCGCGCTTCGAGGCTGTAAATCTGCACCGCCTGGACACGGTCGCCGACCTTCTCCCCCAGCGCGGCAACCCACTTCGGTCCGCGGCGGAACCGGCTGCGCTTGATCGTGTACGTCACGGTGTTGCCGGCCGGCCGTTTCAGGTCTTCCTCGTCGACCCACATCACTGGGCGTGGAACCGCGGCCGTGATGCGGTCGATTGTTGGCCGGCCGTTCGGTTCGGCTCGCACGGTGCGTTGCTGCCCTGCCAGCGGGCCGTCGAGGAACTGCACTGCGGTGACACCGCTTGACCGGGGCGCGTTGATGGTCGTGTTCGCTTCCGCCAGCAGTGCGTCGACTGTCGTGTTGTCAGCCATGTCGCAGCACCTCCTTCGTGATGCGGCGCAACCATTGGCGCCACGGTTCGCGCCACGCGCCGAAGTAGTCGACTCCGAAGATCCACGGGTTGAACTGCCGGATGCGTTCGCCGTGCCGCCGGCGAAAACGCGAGTGCATGCCGGCGCTGCAGCACGGCGCGAGTATGCACAGTTCGCGTTGCGTCATTTCGACGTCTGGGTATATCTCACGCTGCGCTGCACGCACCCGTGCGTTCGCAGCGTTGCGCAGGTCGTCGACTGTTTCGTTGTCAGCCATGCCGCAGCACCTTCCATGCGTAGGCGGTTGTGCGGCGCAACCATCTGCGCAGCGGTTCGGGCCGGCCGTGTTCGGTGTGCATGTGCGTCAAGTCCGCGGACCACAGCCGCACGGTCGGGCCAGGCAGCCGGCCCCACGGGTATGCGCGCAGCGTGTTGCAGCGCACCACGAGCGGATCAACCCACGGCCACACCAGCCGATCGGTGAGCCGCCACCATGTTTCGAGTAGCGCAACGTGCAACGTGATGCGCAGTACGCGCAGCAGTGTGCGCAGTGCTGCGCATGCGTCGCGTGTCGCACTGCGCAGCGTCGGGGCGAGCGGCGGCCGCAACGGTCCGAAAACGGCGTGCCATGCGGCCGGGTCGACGTGCTCAAGGTTGATGCTGAACGACACCTCGTGCCGGTCCTGCAGGGTGCGCAGTGTTTCACCGCCGAACGGTGCAACGTCGGGGCCGTCGCCGTACGTGATGTCGATGCCGTCTGCGGACACGTAGCCGGCCGGTTTCATGACACCGTCGAGCACTAGGCCGGTCGGGCCGTCGATGCCGGCCGGCGCGCCGAGGGTGACGCTGCCGATGTGCAGCGCTGCGACGCTGCCGTTGTCGGCGGTCAGGTGCACGGTCTTGCGGTCGGTCATCACCAGCTCCCGTCTTCGTCGCGGCGGGACACGCTACTGGTGAACTCGATGCCGTCGACGATTTCGAGGCCGCGCGGTGGCGTGGTGATGCGCTGCGCACCGCTCCACGCGAAGCGGACACGGCCGCCGCTGTTGTATCGGATTTCCTGCCGGCCGTTGGCGGCGCAGAATGTCACGCCGGCCGCAGCGTCGACAGCTGGCACGAGTCGAGTCGCCGTGCGAAATGCGTCATCTGACAGTCGCGCGCTCGCCGACCAGAACACGACGTCGAGGCCGCGCCGCGCGTTCGCCAGTGCGACGTCGAGCAGCAGTGTGGTAGTGCCTTGTTGGCGGTGATCGGTCCGCACTTCGATGTAGGTCACTGAGTCACTGCCCCTTGACGTTAACGATTTGACGCAGTTCAGCGTCAACGGACACGAGTTCCCCGGCGTCGTGCATCACAACGTCGATCGGCTTGTAAGCGTCCGGGATTTCGTCGACCCACGCCTCACCGTGGCGGTACTCGATGCCGCGCATACGGTCAGCCAGGTCGTCGACGGTGAACAGCTTGCGAGCTTTGGTTCGGGAGAACCTTCGGCCGGCGCCGTGAGGCGCAGACTGCAGACCCTGCGGGTTGCCCTTGCCGGTGACGACATAGGATGCGGTGCCCATGCTTCCCGGGATCAGGCCACGCTCGCCGAGCTTCGCGCTGATGGCACCCTTGCGGGTCACCCACACCAGCTCACCGTCGACGCATTCCTGCACCGTGTAGTTGTGGTGCGCGTTGACACGTTCGCCGGCGATTTCGACGACCGGCGCCTCATCGACACCGATGCCCATCCAGCGTGCGAACGCCTGCCGGTACCGGTCCATCATTTCGTCGCGGTTGAACAGTGCGAACTGTTGCGCCCAACGCAGCTCATTCAGGTACGCGTCAAACGACGGTTCACCTTCGACGAGGTACGCCAGATCCTTGTTGCCGCCGGGCAGTTCGATGCCGTACAGGTCGCATTCGGCTTGCGCGATCTTGATGTGCTTCTGGGCGATCTTGTTGCCGACGCCACGTGAACCGGAGTGCAGGAACAGCCACACGCAGCCGCGGTGGTCGACGCACAGTTCGATGAAATGGTTGCCGCCGCCGAGTGTGCCGAGTTGTTCACGCCACTTCGGGGAGTGTGACAGGTCGACGTTGCGGCGTTCCGCTTCGTCTTCAAGATGCTCGATCCGGCCGGCGGTGAACGGGTACCGGTCGAGGCTCTTGTTGTATCCGCCGGCCGACATGGGGATCGCCGACTCGATCGACTCACGCAGCGCGGCCAGGTCGCGGCCGGCGATGTCGTCCTGGGTGAATGCGGTCAGTGTGGCGATCATGCCGCAGCCGATGTCGACACCGACCGCGGCGGGGATGACTGCGCCGCGGGTGGGGATGACGGTACCAACAGACGAACCTTTGCCGACGTGCGCGTCGGGCATGAGGGCAACGTGCGGATGCACGAACGGCAGTTCGGTGATCTGCATTGCCTGGTTGATGGTTTCGTCGTCCACTTCGCTGGCGAAGTTGACGAGTTTCGGGTTGATGGCTTTCGCGGTCATTGCGTTGTGGGCTCCTATCCCTGTGCTCGATTTCAGTCGAGCTCGCACAACGTAAAGCGCTGGATGCGTTCACCGCTGAGGGTCATGCCGCGCGCACGAAAACGGCGCCCCACGTTGACGTGAGGCGCCGTTCAGGTGGTGCTGCGGTGCGGTTACTTGCCGGCCGACTGGCAGCGCTGCAGTGCGCCGGTGGGCAGTCCCTTGCAGCTGCCGGTGCGCTGCGCGTAGCCGGCCGTGTTGATCCGATCGGCCTGCGACAGGCGCGGCAGCGGCGAGTTCAGTACACCCTTGATGTAGCCGTCGCATCCGTTGGTGTTGCCGCACACCGCGACGACGTCGGGATCGTAGGCTGCGGCGCCGAACGCCTTTCGGTACTCCTGTGCGAGTCGAGACTCGCTGATCGTCACTGTGTACGGGATGTATTCGCCATCCGGGCCGGTGCGCTTGCCGAGCAGGGAATCACCCCAAACCTGTGCGTAGCGGACCAGCGGCGCCGGGTATTTCTGTTCCGGCCGTTCGCGTCCCAGTTCGAGGGCGGTGCGCACTGCGCGGCGAAAGTCCGTCTCAAAGTTGTGTTTCACCGGCGCCGGTGTCGACGGGTCTGCGGCCGGCGTGGTGTTTGTGTCGTCGACGTCCGCGGCGGCCGGCGATGCGGTGATGATCGCACCGAACGCGAGCAGTCCCCCGAGCAGTCCGGTCGTGATGCCGGCGCGTTTCGCATTGTGCTTACCCATGATTGTGTGCCTCCTGGTTGATGTTGGGTGGAGCGTATCGCCATGCACTGACATGTGCATCGCGTTGTGTCACTTAGCTTCTGGTGGATCTGTTGGGAATAGTTCGCTGCACGACGTGTAGTGCACGACGCGGCCGGTGTGGAACGACCAGGCGCCGGTTTTCTTGTTCCACGTGCCGTGCTCGTGATCTGCGGTGACGAACTCGAATGTGTATCCGCCGTGCGCCCATGCGCGCACGATCTGCAGGCCGGTGCTGCGTTCGATGCGTCGCACGGACTTCGCCGAGAGTCGCTGCGCGCTCACCACAACGCTCCTTGTGTGTCGTCGATCGTCGCGGCCAGCTCGAACAACTGCGAGAGCGCGCGGCCGTACGCGTCTGCACATTCTTGAGCCTTGGCGTGCGCTGGTGCTTCTTTCTCGGCGACGCGGCATGGTAGGCAGCCGGCCGGGCCGGCGCACTGCGCGGACTCCCTCGTGGCGGTGTGCACGATGGTGTGCGGACCGCGGGTTGTCTCGTCGACGTATCCGACGTCAATGAACTCTGCCGGCAGCGGGCCGAGTGGTTCGGCCGGCAGCGGGTCGACGGGCACGAACGCGAAACCACCGCCGGGGAGCGGCCGCACCTCTGCCGGCCGTTCAGTCGCACGGTAATCCGGGTGGGCTTGCTCGCGCTGCGACGTCCATCCCCACTGCGAGAAGTCGCTGCCGGCGTCGCGCACCGGTCGGAACCATGTCACCCCGTTGTCGTCGGTACGGGCTGGGTATTGCTCTGCGACGTTCATGGCGGCCGTCTCCTATCTCTGTCGTGTCACGTTGTCGGGATGGATGCCCATGCCCTGCAGGTGTTGCCGCAAGATGTCGAGCACGACCTGCTTCAGGTCGTCGCGCGCCGACCTCGGTCCGACAAGGCTGTAGTCGGCTGCGTACTGGTGCAGGTCGACATCGATCTGCACGTTGACGATCACGCGATGTGGTGCGCTTGCCGAAGTCATTGCGCGCACCACACGACCGTGTCCAGAATCGTCGCGAGTAGAAGCACCCGCCGGCCTTTTTCGGTCAGCTCCCAGTCGCCGCGGCAGCCGCAGTCGCAACCGTCTACCAGACCGCGGCCGTTGACCCGGCGGAACTTGGCAATCACGACTTTCCAAGGCACCCCGGGCACTTCATCCGCGAGGACCGGCGCGTCCGGTGCGAGTCCACCGAGTATCCGTGTGACGTCTTGCCGCATGGCTGCGCCATGCATTACGCGTTGGCCGGCAAACACGGCGTGCAGAAACACGGTGTCGGGTATGTCGCGGGCATGCCGATAGTTCGGGGCGGTCATAGTTCCCTCACATCCGTCTCGTCGCCGACACCCCACCGGGTGATCAGCACAACCCGTTCCTGTGGTTGGAGCGTCGGGTGGTCGCCGATGTACGGCGGCCACGTGTCACTGGCAAGGTGCCGGTCCACGTGCCGTGTCACCTCGTACACGTTGACGTTCGCGTCTTCACCGGTCTCGCCGTCGACTGTCGCGACGAGCAGGTTCGGGTTGACGTTGCGCAGCTTCTCGATAAGTTCGCCGACCGTCATGCGTTCACTTCCTGTGGTTGCGGCGCGGCGTGCTCGATGATGCGTTGCACGGTCGGGTATCCGACGTTCAGCTTGCGGGCGATCATGGACGGGGCGGTGTTCTGCGCATGCTCGTGCAGCACGTGCGCAACCTTGCCGCGGTCGATGCGTGTCACGCCGGCCGCGACGATGCGTTCCGCTGCGGCGCGGTGCGCTTCGGCGATGCGCAGCGCGTCGGCACGTTCCTGCTCGGTGCGTGCCATGACGTCGGCTACGGTCAGCCGCGGCGCCGGCGGTGCGGCCGGGTCCACGTGCTGCGCCTGGTCGTCGACGTCGACGTGCACCGGCTGCGCGTCGTTGCGCGTCGGTGCGTGCACTGCGCGCCAGTCGTGCACGAACGGTGCAGGGTCATGCTGCGGTTCGGCAGGCGCCGGCTCCGCTTCGAGCAGATCGTTGCGCGCCGCGTCGGACAGTGCGAACAGTGCGACGGTGCAACCTGTGATGCTCAGGTCGACGAACACGGGCACAAGCCATGCGATGAACACGGGGATGCCGGCCCACTGCGCGGCCAGCTCTGCCAGTGCGACGAACGACAACGCGAACGCTGCGACGACCGTTGCAATCGAGATCCACAGTGCCGCGGTGTATGCGCGGCCCACGATGCCGGCCGCGACGAGCTTGTGCACACCGTGCGTTGATCCGAGCAGACCGAGCGGCAGCAGGAATGCGATCGCGGCGGCGATCGGCGGGCTGCCTGCGTCGCTCAAGAGTGCGTGCGCAACGTTGCCGAGTATCGACGTCGCGACGGCGGCGGCCAGCCAGCCGCGGAAGTAACGGACGGCCGACGCGCGTGCGTCGTTGCGCGCGGTCACTGCGCGACAGCTTCCCGGGTCTGCGTGGGACGCAGACGCAGATGCGCGTGCACGGCACCGCTGGAGTCCTGGTCGACAGTCACCGTTGCGGTTCCGATGCCGGTGTTCAGCGTCAGTGCGACACCTTCGGCCGCGATTGCCTTGAGTATGGTTTTCAACATTCTGCGGGCTCCTATCCCTTTGCGGTGTTGCGGGTTACGCGTTGCCGAAGAGTGCGGCCTGATCGCCGGCCGGCTTGTGGTGGCCGCGGACGATGGTTTGGCATTCCCCCCATGCCGTCTTGGCGCCGTTGTCGGCGATCACGAAGTGCGTGAGGCGGCCGTCGCAGTCGACGATCGGGTCGCCGCAGTGCTCGCACGGCGTGGTCACGATGTCGGTGCGGGTGAACAGATCGCCGATCTTCATTTTGGGCTCCCATCCCCTTGGTGTTGCTGCATCAACAGTCTGCACCATGACATGTTGATATGGCAACACCTAATCGCGGCCCGTTGGCGCGGCGGCCGAAATAGGCTGGGCAATTGTCTTTTTCGCCTTACGCGACAACGCTGCACGTTCCTGCGCATCCAACGCAGCGACCACAGTGCTGTACGTGTACAACGGTGCGTTGTTCACAACGCTGTGCGCCTCGACGCGCTGCAGCATGCGGTAGAAACTGCTCCGCGGAACGTCACGGCCGCACAGCTTCAACAGCCGCCACATGTCGGCCGCCGACTTCGGCGACTCGTCGACACGGGCCAGCGCCTTCCGCTGCAGCATCTCGACAGTCCACAACGTGCCGCACCGCGGGCACGCCGCCGTCTGCTCACGTGCATCGACGTACAGCGCCGCGCCGCAAGCCTGCGTAAACATCGGCTCGCCGTGCGCATCGTCGGCGGGCACCATGCTCTGGCACGGGCCGGCGTACTTCAGATCCGGCGGCAGATCAATGACACGCTCAGCGTCGCTGCGCCACTCCATCGCCCACGCGATCGCGTCGGCCGCATACGGGTAGCTCATCACCTTGCCGATGTCGGACTGCAACGCCATCGCCGCGTTCGCCGCGTCCCACTTCTCATCAGCGATGACCTGACGAACCATCTCGCCCAGTCGGATGTTCGCGTCGCGCAGCAAGCCGGCCGCACGCTCGTTCAGCTTCGGGCTGGGTAGCCTCTCCCCCGTCGACACGCGTAGGCCAGCGCGCCCCGTCTTCGCTTCGCCGTATGCGGTTTCACGCAGCCGCCGCGTGTACCACGGCACTTCCGCGAAGTATGCACGCAGCATCTTCGCGCAGTCCCAGCAGATCACCAACGTCGTTTCCGCGCCGCAATGCCCGCACGTGCCGGCCACCATCAGGGCGCCACCTTCACGCCGGTCAGGATCGCCACGAGGTCGTCCAACGTCATGGACACCCATTGCTTGCCGACGTCGCCAGTGCCGTGCCGTTTGTGCACCACCACACCGACCAGCGCATCGTCGTTGCCGGCCTCGATCTGCGCCTCGCGTGTCCACTGCGGCAGCGACATCGTCGCGACGTTCTTGCATTCGAGCACGACACGCTGGCCGTGCAGCCGCACACCGCCTATGTCGCCGCGGTCCTTCGCGCCGGTCTTCACGCGGCGGTCAATCCGGTCGTCGACACGTGCTGCGAGGTAGTCGGCGACGTCGCGTTCAAACTTGGCGCCAGCTGCTTTCGCTGATCGCATGCTGCGGCCCATTGGGTTGCTGCCTCCCGCTATGAAGTTGTGTGCCACACCGTAGGGCCGTGTTTGTTATCACCGCCGGCGGTCATGCCGTCAGCTCGCCCAGTCGACGGTCCAGCTGATCCGGCTGGCCGGCTCTACCTCCGGTGCCAGCGCCGGCGGCTCTTCAATCCGAGTTGGCAACTGCCCATCGACAACCCGCGACACCAGCCGCGTCGTGATCGCATCCGACAACTTGCCGCGGTTCATGCCGTCCGTGTCGATGCCCAGGCCAGCCGCGAACGCGAGTTGCTTCTCAGACGGCTCTTCGCTCGACCGCGGTTTGTTACGGACACCGCCGAGCTGGCCGGCCGCGATGCTCGCCACCTTGTCGGCTTCCTCAAAACTCATCCGCACCGACGACAGGTTGAACTCACCGGTGCGCGTGTTCGCCGTGCCGACGCGCCACAAATTGCCCTCACGAGCCAGAACCACCGCGCGGCGTTCCTGCTGAGTATCGACGAACAACACACCACCCTCGGTCTGCCGGTACCGCTTCGACGCCCGATCAGGCAACAGATGAAAATCGCGGGCCGTCATGCCGCCCGGCGTGATCTGCAGCGTGAACTCTTCACGCTCAACCCTCTCGCGCGGCGCACGTTCAGCCGGGTCGACCAGCTCGCCGTCGCCGACCTCTTCCTTCCGATCGCCGACGTGCTTGACCTCCACACCGTCACGCAGATCGTTCAGCGTCACGACACCGTCGCCGCGGCCGGAAATGTCGAGCACCAGCGCGTCGGTTTTGCCGGGATGCAGCCGGATCGCCCGACCAACCATCTGCGTGTACAGGTTCATCGAACGCGTCGGCCGCGCCAACACCACCGCGTCGCACATCGGGAAGTCCGCACCCTCAGTCAGGATCCCGACGTTGATCAGCGCTTGGATCGTGCCCGTGCGGAACGCCTCATAGATCGGCAGCCGGCGTTTGTACGGCATGCTGCCGTTCACCCACTGCGCCGTAATGCCGATCGCTTCCAACGTCTTGCACAGCATCTCGGCCTGCTTCACCGACGCCGCGAACACCACCATGCGGCGGTTGCGCGCGTACTCGTGGATAGCGGCAGCGACAAACCGGATCGTCTCGGACGCTTCCATCACCGCGGCCAACTGCTTCGGTCCATAGTCGCCGGCGACCAGGCGCAGATTGTCGAGCGCGTCGAGCGCGTCCGTGTGCGCCACCACGCCGTACGGCTCGACAAGGAACCCCTCGTCGATCGCCCAGCCGAGGTCACGCTCAAACGCGATCGTCGTGAACACATCGGCCAACGCGACGCCGCTGTTGCCGTCGCGGTGCATCGTCGCGGTGAACCCGCACAGCTTCGAGAACCCATCGAACGCGCCCAGGTTGTTCAGCACGTCGTGGTACGAGCTCGCGCCGGCATGGTGGCACTCGTCGACGAGCGTGACGTGCCGCGGCAACACGGCCTGCAGCCGGCGAGAGTTCGCCAACGTCTGCAGCGTCGCGGCGATAATGCCGGCCTCGCAGTCGTTGTCGGTGCCGCGCACAATCCCAATGTCGTACATGGGGATGCTGTGATCGACCTGCGCGACCGCGGTAGCCATCTGGGTCAACAGTTCGGCGCGGTGCGCGAGCATCACGACACGCTCGCCTCGCTGGTAGGCACGCGCGGCCAACGCGGCAATGACTGTCGACTTGCCGCCGCCGGTCGGAATCACGACCGACGTGCGGTTGCCCTTCGCCCATTCGGCCTCAACAGATTCGACCGCTTCAAGCTGGTAGTCACGTAGCTGCCGTTCCTGGCCGGTCACTCTTCGTCGTCGCTTTCTGTGTCAGATGGCAAGCGCCACAAGGTTTTAGACGGGACTTCGCGGGTACGTTCCTGATGAATGTTGAGTTTCTGCGCGGCGCGTTTGATCGCCGACTCGGAAAAGCCCAGGTCAGCGCCGGCGGCGCGCACCTCGAGCGACGGCGTCGGGCCTTTCGTCGACAGGTAGCCGTTGAGCCACTGCACGCATTCGTTCTTCGTCGACCGGCCGCCAGTACCGCTCGCCTGCTCTTCTGACAGCAGATCGCTGACCGTGCGGTCCGTTGTGCCGATCAGCTCGAAACGCGCCATCGGGCCGGTGCCGCCGTCGTCGAACGTGACGATCTGCTGCCCGATCCGATAGGCGAGGTTCAAGCCGCCGATGCCCGATGAGTTTTTGTCCTGCGTCATGACACGCGTGCCGTCGTCGGCTTCCTTATCGACGGCGAACCCGAATACACACCGCGCGACTTCACCGAACGCTGACGAACCGTTGATGCCGGCCGTGACGTTCTTCGCGTTCTTCGTCAGGTGTGTGATGCCCAGTGCGACGCCGTCGATCGCTTCACTGATCCGCACCCACGGGTCCAGCGCTTCACGAACCTCGTTCGACCGGTACGTGTCGTCGCTGCCGCCGATCGTCGACATGAGCGGATCGAGGAACACTGCACGGATCTCCGCGGCGCGGAACATCTCTGTCAGCTCGACCTCGTCGGCTTTCGCTTTCACGCGGGCTGGGTCGTCGCCGCGCTGAATGAAGTACACGCGATCCATGGCGGCGCCGGCCGCCTTCAAAGACGGAACGACAGTGTGGTTCCACGCTTCCTCAGTCGCGATGTACGCGACGTTCACCGGCTTGCCCTCCCAGCACCCCGGCACAGTGCCGTTCGTCCAGGACGCGGCGAACCAGCGGGCCGTGGTGGACTTGCCCGCGGCTGGCCGTCCCGCGAACAAGGTCAGGCCGCCCTTCAGAATGCGGCCGGCGCCGGCGTACTCCCATGCCCACGTCGGCATGGTCGAGCGGATGCTCGACGCCTTCACCAGTCGCAGCGGCTTCACGCCGTAGTCGTCGACCGGTGCCTGCTGCGGCGCCGGCAACGGGGCGCCCGACAGAAAAGCGGCTTGCGACATCGGCGCGGCCGACTGAACATTCGCCGGCTGCACGGCCGGCTGGGTGGCCGGCTGCGGCGGGCCGGCGAGTGCGCTGAACGCGGCCGCGTCGTCACGCGGCACAGTCGCAGCACGCTCCGCACGTTCCGCCAGCCGTTCCGTCGACTTCGCCAACGCACGGCCGACAGCCCACGCGCGAATGCCGTCCCATTCACGCGCAGCGGCCCGTTGACTCAGCACAGGCCGGCCGGCAGCCTGCGCCACTTCCGTCTTCGACGCCATGAACAACTTGCACAGCGCCTTGTCGGCTTCGGCGGCCGAATAGACACCGGCCACCGCTTCGTCCATCGCCCAGGACATCACCGACGCGCCGGTCTGGTGCCTCGACTCGCCCTCGTCCAGACGCTTACGGAAACGGTTCACCAGCGCGCCAAGCAATCCCGGGTTGCTGGCCGCGGCGTGCTTCGCAAAGAACGCCGCGACCTGCGCGTCGGTGGCTGCGTCGGCGTCGACGAGGTCGGCGTTCGGCAGCATGCCGGCGATCGGCTCTGGCAGGACCGGGACCGGGCCGGTTGTCTGCCAGCGGTATTCGCCGCCGTCCGGGTGGTACGACGGGGCGACCACGATCACACCGTTCTGCCCGCGAACCTCACCCCACGCGCCGCCGAGTTGCCCGTTGCCGTTGCCGAGCTGCCGGCCGGCCGGCACCTGATACACCAGGTGCTTGCGGTCAGGCGTGTCCGGCCGGGTCAACTGTGCCGGCGGGTTGCCGCCATGCTCGCGGATGACGTCGGGAACCTTGTCAGGGTTGTCGATGTCGAGGACAACTGCGCCAGACCGGCCGCAGTGCAATGCGATTCCGTGGTCGGTGCCGGCCCACCACGCGACGATCTGCTCCGTGTCGCGGGTTGACTGCCGCTGCCACGACTTGCCGAGGATTGAACCGGGATGCTTGGTGCCCCGCTTGATCGGGATGACGTACCAGCCGGCGCCGGCGTAAGCGAGCGCCGCAGCCAGCGTGTCACTGTCAGGTGCGACGTCAGGGATGGTCAGGGTCATGCCGAGCCTATTCAGTTGTATTTATGCAGGTCAGAGTGTGTGCGATCCGGCGCCGGTCGACGTGTCCAATTCGAGGTCGAAAAGACCGCCGGCCGACTCGCGTGCCGCGGCTTTCTCCGCTGCCCGTTCCGCGGCGGCCTTCACGCGTGCGCGGTGGCGCTTCGCGCATGACTGGCACACCGCGATGAGGTTCGACTCGGACTGGTTGCGGTCGTCGCCGTCGATTGGCTGCACGGTGAGCGAAACCATCTTGTCGGTGCCGTGCACCGCCGGCCGGCCGTGCGTGTTCGTGCAGCGTTTGATCGCGCCGAACTTGTGGCTGTAGCCGCACTTGCCGGTGCACTCGCAGCGGCCGTCAGCCCGACCGAAGCGGATGCTGTCGTGCAGTTCGAGGGTTGCGCGGTCACTCATTTCAAATGTCCCCAATCGCACGAAATGCCCAGACCGACGCCAGCCGCACCGACGTGTTCCTCCGACACGCACAGCACACGACCATGCGGTGTGTCCACCCAATGCACCGTCACACCACCCGGCGGGTTGCCGGTGCCGTCCGCGGCGGCCGGCTGTGAGCTGCAGCCGGCCAGTGCGGCGACAGCCACCGCGCCGGCCGCGATGACACGTGCGGCGCGACGTCGAGCGTGTGACATGCCGGCGCCCTGCCTCGACGCGCACAAGCTGCATTGCGGTCGGATGTTGCCGTGCACGTAGCGGCCGCCGTCGACGCCGGCGATCGGGTACCGGTCAACGGTGAGTGTGTCGAACGTCAACACCTCCGGGCACGTCGAGCATGTGCAGGTGGTGCCGTCGCCGAACTTGTCGAGAAGCCACTGCTTGCGACGTCGCCGTGCGGCCGCGGATCCACGGTCGTTGGTGTTCGATGTTCCTCTGCGCACGGTCACGGGTTGATCCCCCGCGCGACGATCGCTGCCCGGATGCGGTCGGGGCGGAAGTCGAACCACTCGTCGCCGGTCAGCGCATCCTCGACGATTGGCGCCATGCCCTTGCCGGCCGCACGGAACTCCGCGGCAAGCTCCGGGTTCTCGTCGAGCCGAACCTCGAAATACGGCACGCCAACCTTGTCGAGCGCACGTTTCGTCAGGTTGCACTTGTAGCATTTAGGGCCGGTTGTGTAGATGGTGATCACGCGCGAAAACTCCTGCTATTCAGTTGTGTTGGGATGCAAACGGAAAGCCGCCGACCGTTTGCGACAGTCGACGGCCTTCCGTTGAGGCCGGCCCAGGCCGGCCGCGGGTTACTGCTTGAGCATCCCGAGTTCCTGCAGCGCCTTCAGCGCTTCAGGGGTGACACCTTCGGGCAGACCGGCCGGCGCTGCCGGTGCGACTGCAGCGGGCGCGGCGGCCTGCACGGTCTGCTGATGCACGACCGGCTGACCCGTAGCGGTCGACACCACCGGCGCCTGCCCTCCGGCGAGGAACGACTGACTCTCGTTCGGCGGGGTGTACACAGCGGTGTACTGCTTCGCTCGGCCGTCGTCATGCGTGTACGTCACCTGCAGGTCACCGCCGACCGCCAGGTAGTCGACGCCGGCCGCCTGAACCGCCTTCTGCACCGCGGCGCGCATGCCGCTGCGCACGAACAGTCGACGCTTGCCGTCGTCGTCGCTGATCGACGGGTCACGAAGATCCGTCTGGATGGTGACGACCATCTGCAGCTTCGGGTTGCCGTCCTCGTAGGTGAGCGGCTTGCCGGTGTCGTAGTCGCGCTGCTGCTCGACCACAGGCTCAGCGATGATCCGGCCGCCGTTGACGGTGCCGTACGCCTGGTTCGGGAACTTCGCCGTGGGAGCGCCGCCACCAGCCAGGAATTGCTTCGATGCGTTCGTCATGTTGTTGTGCTGCTCCTTATTCAATTGGGTTGCGTCCGTACTGATTTACTTCTTCGCCGCCGGGACGCCGGGCGGACGTTCTAGGTGCCGTCGTAATAGTCCGGGTAATCGTCGTCGCGGTAACAGTCCCGCTCATACTCCACCTGACTGATCCTGCGCTCACAGTGAAAACAATCGTCACCCGTGCAGTAGTGATCGGCCACGACACAATGTGTAGCCGCCGCACTGCGTTCCGCGCCGGCAGTCATGCCGACAGTCACAGGCAGTCGCCGGCATGCTCAAGCCAGCATGTCGTGCACAGTGCCGGCATGCGCGCGCCTGCCGGCAGATCCGACACAGCCAGCTCGTCGCAGTCCGCGTGCACCACACCGCCATCGGCGCCGCGGGTCACCTCGTCACCAACCTCGATCGGCCGCGGACAATCCGCGCACCGACCGCGGTAGCGGGCCGTGAATGTTGCCGCGCTCACTGCTCAACCTCGCGGTGCATGCCGACCAAGCCGAGCGGTGTGATCATCCCCCACAGGCGCAGACACAGGGCGCACGCGATGGCCGCCGCGTGCGAGCTGTAGGTGAGCCGCAGCGCACCGTACTCGACGACCCAGTTGTGCCGGCCGGCGCCGTTCGGCTTCGTGCGGGCACGTCGCACACGTGGCTTGCCGGCCGGCGCAACCATGTTCGGCGCGGTCACGACACACCGCCGCGGCATGCATGCACCGCCGGGTGCCCGGCCCGCGGTGTGAAGAACGGGCAATACTGGCAGTCGTCGGACACCGTAGGGAACAAGTTGATGCGCTCCGGGTGCCCGTCGATCCGCAACTCGTCCATTGCGATAGCGATCTGGTCGAGCTTCGCCAGGACGCCGTCGACAATCTCGTCGCTGTACGGCTCCGACCATGCGAACGATGCAGACAGCTGACCGCCGCGCGGCAGGAACCAGATCGCGACGCGTTTCACGTCGAAACCCTGATTGCGGTACCCACGGCCGTACAGGTGCGCTTGCGACCTGTATACCGTCGACGGGCCGCGCTTCTTGTACTCCGCGAACTTCGTGGTGCCGGGAAACTTCAGGTCGACCACGGTGCCGGTCCATGTGTCGAACAAGTCGCACGTGCCCGACAGGCCTTCGCGCACCGTGACGCGACGTTCCGAGAACCACCGGCCGATCGGCACACCGTCGTGCACCGTGCAACGCGTGCCAGGGAACTCTTGCGCCTGCCGGATCAGCCGCGCGTTCTCTTCCTCGATCGCCAGCTCGAACCGTGAATGCCCGGCCGTGCCAACCCAGCTGGGCAGCGGGTCGCCTTCCGGGTTGACCCGTTCCAACTGCAACAGGCCGCCGGCGATGCGCCGCGCACACGGATGCCCAACCTCGGACGGGCCGAGAGCTTTCTGCATGTTGCGTGGCGTGTTGAAGTAGTGCCGCCGCAGCACAGCCTTCAGATCGTTGAGCAGGTCGGTGTTGATTCGCTGCTCATCGGTGGGCGGCCGGTCACGTTCCGGCGCGTCGGGTGTGAGGCCAAGAAACGCGGCCGTCCCGTTCGTCATGACAACATCCCCTTAATCCACATCCGTGACGTGCCTTTGGTGAGCTTCCCGAGAAGCGCCGGCACTGACTTGCCGGCCGGCGCCGGTTCTTCGTGGCCTTCGACGTCGAGGCTCACGCTGCCGACCGTCCAGCCGAACACCGTCAGCCGCACGGTGGCCTTCACTGCGCGATCCCCACGACGGCGGCGATCGCGGCCTGGTACTGCTCGTGCGCCTTGCTGATCGCTTCCGCGGCCGTCGCAGCTCTCTGCAGCAGGCCGGCCCATTCGTTCGCCTTGGCCGGCGCGATGGGTGCGAGTTGCTTCTGCGTCGTGAGCATGCCGCCGGCGCCGTTGATGTACGTCTGCACACGACCGGTCTTCGGCTGCACACCGACGACAACCTCACGCTCAGCGTCGAGCGTCAGACGTCCGACCATCACGAACTCGCTCACCGTGCCGCACCCCGCATGCGCTCTTTGTGTCGCTTCATAATTCGGGCTCCTATCCCTGGTTGACGCTGCTACTCGGTGCCGTCGTGGTCGACGACAATGCCGGCGGCGCCGAACGTCGTGCTGACGCGGATCTTCGCGCCGTTCGGCAGCTTCGCCAGCACGTCGTACAGGTCACGCACTTTGTCGTTTTTCTCGACCACAATCACCGTCTCGTTGCGCCGTGTGACATTCACTGCGGACTCCTATCCTGTTGCGTTACTTGCCGGGCCGGCCGATGACCGAGGGGTGCCGGTGGTCGATCGCCTGACGCAAACCCTCGTAGCGGATGCGCCAGTACCTTGCCTGATCCACCGCCACAGCGGTGCCGGCCATGCCGGCGACCGCCGCGACAGCGAGCACGAACACGGTCACTCTGCGAGCTCGATCCGGTTCGATACCGACGCCCTGGTGAACATGTCAGCCAGGTCCGGGTGCGCGTTCCGCAGCGCCTTGCCGTCGAGCCTGTTGGTTGTGATTTCCTTTCGGGTCACCACAACCCGGCCGTCGATCGTCCCCTCAGTTGCAGTGCCGATGGCCTCGACGATCGCCGACTTCGCGGCCTCTTCGATCTCTGACCACCGCGCTTTTTCTGCGCGGGCATGCCGCAACAAGTCCACATGGCCGGCGACGGTTGAAATGTCGGTCATTGTCTCGCTCTCTGTTCGTAGTGAATGCCACGGCGGGTTGCCGTGTGCAGATGCCCGACGTGCCAGCGTGACTCGTCGTCGTGGCAGCGGTACGGGGACATGTGGCCGCCGCGGTCGCCGCGGAAACGGCTGACAGCTCGCTTCGCGTCTTTGCGGCTCGTGTAGGAACGCTTGCCGCAATGCGGGCAGGTCGTCCAGCACACCGCGTCTTTCGCCGCCACGATCAGCCCCGCTGTGTCGCTTCGAGCAGGACCGGGAACGTCGACGTCGGGCCGAAGCGGTAACCGCCGGTCTTCAGGTCGTACACCTTGCCGACCTCCAACCGCTGCCACAGATCCCACGAGTTGAACCCGCCGGCCATCGAGTCTTCGACGTCGAACGCGCCGCACGACGTCGAAACGCGTTTCGTTCGTGTCGAATTGCCGTCGTTCGTGCTGTACAGCATGTCCTTCGCGGTGACAGTGCAGCCGGTGTGCTCCTGCTGGTTGACCAGTGAGCATGCGGACGGCAATGCGATCACAGCAACCGCGGCAACCGCGACGGTTGCCAGACGCTTCTTCATGTTGATTGGGCTCCTATCCCGTTGTTATTCAGTTGTGCCGCAACGCTCGGCTACTTGCTGTCGTTGCCGGGTATGCGAACCGGCATGAGCATCGCTCTCACCGCGCCGTACTCGAACACGGCAGGCCGGGTCGGCTTGGTGACCGACATGGTGGCTTTCGCGCCACGCGGCGCCGCTGCCAACAGGTCGGCCAGGTATTCGGTGCTGAACGCGATCACCATGTCGTCGTCGACACGAGATTCGATGGTGTCGACGGTGAACGTCGAACCAGAATCCGACCAGTCCGCTGACATGAACCCGCGTGCGGTCACACCCTGCTTGGTGATCTGCAGCCGCACACTGCGACTGCTCGCCGACATGGCTTTGAACCGCTTCGCCAGCTCAGTAGCGTCGACAGTAAGTGACGCCACGTAATCGTCCTGCTTGGGAAGCAGTTGCCGGAACTTCGGGAACTCGCAGTCAAGCAGCCGCGCAATGACGCACAGCGTGTCCGACGCGAACATCACCCACCCCGCACCCCGCGTTCCGCCCGGGCCGATCGTCGCTCCGACCTCCACGGTGTCTGCCTTCGCGGCGGCCTTGGCGAACGCCGTCAATGCGCGGCCCGGCGCCAGCATTTCGATGTTCCGCTCGTTGACTTTGCCTGCGGGCAGGCCATATCGGTCGGCGATATCGACAACTGAAAGCTTGAAACGATCAGTCGATGCGAGCGTCACCACACTTCGGGCCGGGTCGGTTTCGATGCGCACACCAGTCAACATCGGCAGCGTGTCATCGGTGCCGACCGATGCGCCGACCGCGGCGGCGGCCTCCGCAAACTGCGCACCGGTCGTGCTGACGACCATTTGAGGGTCGACCAGTACCGGCAGTTCGGGCAGTTCGCCGACGAACACAGGCACCGTTGTTGATGCGCCGCCCGCGGTGATGCGCAACCCTTTGATCGTGACGTCGAACGTGGCATTGCCTTTGCCGCCGACCGTTTTGATCGCCGCGACCAGCGCATCGAGCCGCACAGCCGTCGACACCGTCAAGCCGCCCTCGTGGATGGCTGGCACGTTTGCCGCGGCGGCAGTTTCGTAGTCGAACAAGCTGACGGTGAGCTGCCCGCCGGTGACGTCGAGTCTGACCATCGACACTTCGGGGACACTGTTGCGGGAGCGTGACACGCTGTACCCGGTGGCGCGTTTGATGAACGTCAACGCTGTGGCGATCTGCTTCAAATCTGCGGAAAACATGGTTATTTCGGGCTCCTATCCCTTGGTGTGATGCAGCGTGGCTATACGCCAGCGGCATGTTCGCGTTTCGCGATTTCGCGGTCGATGTAGAACCGTGCCTTGCGCAGATCCTCGATCGCGTCGCGCTTCAAGTCGCAGCGCCAGATGTACTTAACGGCGTTGCCGAGGTTGAAGCCCATGTGCTCGGTGACGGTGATGCACTCGACGCCGCTGGGGTGCGACGTGTAGTGCGCCGGGTGGTTCACGACGTCGTCGGCCGGCTCGTCGAGGTCGACCGGCAACGGTTCTTCGCTCGTGTCGATGAAGTCGGCGCTTTCCCACATGCCGGGCAGCTCGACGTCGGGCATGGTCCACGGCGCCGCGGCGAGCTCAGGCAGGAACACCGCCGTGTCAAACGGCGTGCGCATGAGCCTGACCAGCTCGCCGATCCATGCCGGCGTCGTCGGCGTGAAAACCTCTGCGGGCACGGTCACTTCGCCGGCCGTCGACACAACCCACGCGTCCGGGTTGCCGGCCTCAGTCGCCTGCAGCGCCGCGTCGTCGATCTCGCGGCAGGCTTCACACATCATCGAGTTGTCGGGGCCGAATGACGTTGCGTCTGCGATGGTGCACGACTGGCAGGCCGGCATTTGGATGTTGGTCACGTCAGTGTCTTCCTGGTTGATGGTCTGGTGGGATTGCGTTAGCTGGCTGCGCTTGCTTCGAGAGTTCCGGCCCGGCCGATCGGCACACCGCCGGCCTCCGATTCGGCCGGCACGAGCTTCGCCAAACCCGATGCGGTGCCGCCGCCTTCATGCCGGTCGGACGGCGCCAGGTCCTTCAGCCACTTCGTCAAGTCGGGCTGGTCGACCGGGACCATCGCGGCCAACGCGACGACGGTGGCCTGCAACTGGTAGGTGTCGAGCTTTCTGATGTCGTGCCACAGCTCCGCGGGGTCGTCGTCGCGGACACGTTCTGCATATTCGCTTGCCCGTTTCAGAGTGGCTTGGCAGTTGCGTACGTGCGGAACCTTGTTGCTGTGGAACTTGATAACTCGTTTGCGTGCGCCGACCGCTTCAGCGACTTCGGCGGCCTTCAGCGACGTCGTCGCGCGCATCAACAGGCAGAGCATGACAACTGCCTGCTGCGTGAACGTGCCGGCGTCTGGATCCCAACCGACCGAGAACAGTTCGTCGCGGTGACGGTGGATCACGTTGTGCAACGTCGTGCGCGCCTTGATGCCGAGCGCGTCGCAAACCTCCTGTGTGGTTGGATTTTCCGGCAGGTTCGGCAGAATCTCGGGCAGCACGTAGGTCTTCTCCGACAGTGCCAGTCGGATGTCGCGTTGCTTCTGGACTTCACGCTCGCGGCGCCTCTTGGCGGCCTCGTCGGTCGGGCCGACGTTCGGGCGGATCTCGCTGAGAATCTTCATGGGTGTTGCTTTCGGTTCGGTGCCCAATGTCCAGGGCAGGTTTTGTCGGGAAGCTGGCAGTCGATGCAGTCGTCGGCGCGTCGACGTTCTCCGACGCCGGCCGGCTGCTGGGATGCCGTCACAACATCCCTACGGACAAGGCGCCCAACAGAATTGCGCTGATCAGCGTCGAGGCCAGGAGGATGGTCCAGCCGATGAAACTGCCGGTGCTCATCGGATCGGATTGCTGCTGATCGGCTGGCGAGTCGTGGTTTATACTCGGATGTGACATAGCAAGGGCTCCTATCCCAATTTGTTGTGTCAGCCGGCCCCCGTCCTCTCTACGGGGGCCGGTTTCTTTTGTGCCGCTCATCCGCACCGATCCATGTCGGGCTCTTCATGCAGGTCGTCGAGTCGGCGCGCGTCGAGAAGCTGCTCGATCCGCAGCACCGCCTCGTCGCGTTCGCGGGTCACCCGTTCCAGTTCGTTCGTGACGTCCAAGTGCGCGGCGTGGCCGGCGGCGATGCCGGCGACCGCAGCCTGGAAGCGATCTGCGAGCTCCCTGAGCTGGTCGGATTGTTCGGCGATGATCCGCCGGCCGGCGTCGCGTTCAGCGACAACTTGGGAATAATCCGCCCCTGAACTGCATTTATGTAGCACTACAATTCACCCGGCCCGTTTCGTCACGTGACGGTTCACGCGGGGCGTAGTTGCTGTGCGCCGGCCTCGTCCGGGCTCTCGGACCAGAATGCCGAGCGGAACCCCAAAGACGCCAGCCATTTGGGCGAGCACCTGCACCGTGGCGGCGCCCTCCCAGTCTTTGCTGAAGGTCTCATAGACGGTGGATCGTGGCACGTTGATGCGCTGGGCGAGTTGGTTCCTGCTCCGAATCCCGTTGCGAAAGCAAAGATCGGCGACTGCATCCGCATTCCACTTGAGCTCGAACACGGGGACGACGTAGGCGGTGTTTCGGGTATCCGATGACGGCGAGGTGAGGGTGTTCGTTGCGGTCACATGCAGAACCGTACACCAGATGACCGGAAATGCGGACGTTGGTGTCCGTGAATCCGGCCTCTGTGGTACGTAAAACCGGTCCTGACCGCACGATTTAGCGATTGAAATGTCCGAGAATCCGGACTAAACTCGATGCCTATGAGCAGCGAACATGAGGAACTGCCAGACCTTGCCGCAGTGCTGACACGGATGACCGGCGGCACGCGGATCATCCAAGTGCAAGACATCGCCGAAGCCCTGGGACAGCATCGGCAGCGCATCACCGAATGGCGGAAGAACGGGAAGCTCTACAGCGCAACAGTTCTCGCGGACCTTGCGCTGCGACTCGGATTGAACCGCGTCGAGCTACTCGCGAACTACAACATCGTCACCGACGAGGAAGTGCTCGAATACGCGGAAGAGATACGCCGCCACCCTCGGACCCAGCCGCCGGGGCGGGGGGTGACCGCAACCGCCCCCGACGGTCGGACGTCAGCACCTCCGAAGACGAGCCGCCGGAAACGTCGAACCCCAAGGGGTGACGCAGATCCCTTGTAAACCGATGTAGAAATTTCTTAAGAGTTGGTTCACACTCTGCTAAGTGAACCGCTTAATTATCGGCACCGCCAATGTGTCGCAATCCGCCCCATGTTCCCGCTCTCAGTCCCGAATCGAACACGCCACATGACAACCCTTGACCTGATCGCGTCCGCTTCAACCCGGGCGGTCGTGCCCGGACTCCTAGCCGTCATCTGGTATCGCCGGCGAACCTGGAGCAACCGATGGGAGCAGCCGATCACGCTGCACTTGGTTCTGCTCACCATCGGAATTGCGGTCGCGACCCACCTTGTTTCAGTGGCCGGCCCGTTCAGCCAGCTCATCTACGCGCATGGCATCGACACCTACATCGGCGATGTCGCAGCGCTTTTCGGCACGGCTGTTATCGCGTCAACAATGCTCGCCCGCGTGTCGTTCGACGACCATGACGCGCAGCGTCTCATTGACCAGCGCGTCATGCCGATTGTCACACTCGCGCCGGCGCTCATGTTCGCGGCAACTCTTGTGCGCACGCCTGGGCCTGGCTTACGGCAGCCCGAAGTGCTGTTGCAGCCCACCGAAGGCTGGCTGCCCGTGACCGACTGGTGGCACGCCGCATACTGGTGTGTCTTCTACACCTCGTGCGCCATCCTTGCCAGTGTCGCGGCATGGGCAGTCAGAATCATCGCCACCGACGAGCGCAACCGCGCTAGCGCCCACATGTGGCTTCTCGCCATGCGCTTCACCGTGTTCGCATGCCTCATCGGAATCATCAACGCGCTGCTGCCCGTGCACCTCGGCTGGCTCGTCTGGCTGGCAGTAGCCCTCGTGTCGACCATCGCAGCCGCCGCAGCGTTCACGTCGTGGCGCCGGCGCATGAAGCCGTTTCGCCGGCTGCTGCGGTTCACGCACACCACCCGTGAAGAGCGCCGCACCCTGAAACGCAACGCGCCGATCCGCCGGCACTACGAAGGCGACGAACCAGCGCCGGCCGTATGACCGACGAAAACCCGCCGCGTCATGCGGCGGGCTTCTTCGTGTCAGTCCCCCTGCGACGTCGCGCCGGCCGCAGAAGATCCGCCAGCCGTCCACGCTGCGCGTCCGTCAACGGCGGTGCCGCCGCGGCGACCTGTTCGGCGTACTCTTCAACGCTGATCGTGCGCATTTGCCGGGCTCTATTCTGTTGTATGTATTCAATTGTGCTGCGATGCACACTTCGACGCACCGCCGTGCGGGCACCCTAAAACACCCGCCGACGCGTGCGCATCGGTGCATGCCGAGCGTCAATCTGCAGATCGGCCCCACACGAACCGCACACTCGACGGGTCAAACCCCGGGCCGGGACGCGTGCGGTCGATGATCACCCGCAACCCCAGCGCCTCCAACACGGCACGACGCTGCGCCATCTCCATGTCATCCCACCTTTGCGCCGCCTCCGGGCCGGCCAACGGCCGCAGCACGTCCACGTTGAGCGCGCCGGCGCTTTCCCTCGCCCTCTCCAGCGCGTCATCCAGATCGGGTTGCAGCTTGGCGGTGATCCGACGCAACTGCTCGCCGGTGATCGCTCCGTCCGCGAACGCATCCGCCGCGTCGGCCAGCCGCCGGTTCAGCTCATCGACACGTTCAGCCCAACGCCGCGCCTCGTCGTCGTCGCCGAGTAGCCATTCGAGCGCGTCAGGACGCGATAGACGCTTAATCACGACCGTCTTGACCAGATCGTCCACCGCGGGCTCAGAGCGGCCCACACAGCCGTTATTGGCGTCGCAGACGTACAAGTCCAGCGGCCTGCCGTAACGGCCGCGCTTCGTCGCGACGCGCAGCATGCCGCCGCACACACCGCACTCGCCGATCCCCCACGACAGCAGATGCTTGCGCGCACCGGGCCGCTTCGTGCCGTTCGTCTGCCGCGCCGGCTCCCGGAGCAGCGCGCCGACCTTCTCGTGCTTGGCACGGTCGACCAGCGCCGGCCAACACCCGTCAAACCGTTCCTCGTCGGCCTGGCCGCGGTGATGGATACGCAGCGCGACGTTCGATTCACGTAACGCCAGCTTTTTCACGGACGTCTTGCCCCAACTGGCAGACTTCGGCGCCGGCTCCCCGCGGTCGTTGAGTGACTGCGTGATGCCGCGCAGCGTCTCCCCCGCAAGCAGACGGTCGACGATTTCGCGGACGACTTCAGCCTCATGTGGATGTTCGGTCCATGTCGCCGACGCGCCGGTGCCGTGCTTGATCCACCCGTACCCAAGGTCACCGGAAGGCCGGCCGGAACGTGCGCGCCGCGCAGCCGCCGCGGTGACGCGTTCGGATTTGATTTCCGACTCCCAGGTCGCCAACGCGCCTTGGATGTCGACCCAGCTGCGGCCGGCCGCAGTCGACAGGTCGTAATCGCCGCCCTGCGCCTCGGACACGTTGACCTTGCACGCGTGGAACGCGTCGATGAACTCAGCTCGCTCGCCGCGGTTCCTCGTCATGCGGGTGAGCTGGTAGACGATCACGCGGTCGATCTTGCGTTCCCGGGCCAGCTTCAACACCCGCTGGTAGCCGGGCCGGTCGGCACCCCGAAAAGCCGAGATGTCGTTGTCGGAGTGTTCTGCGACGACGTCGTAGCCGCGGTCTGCGGAGAACTTGCGTGCCGTTTCCAACTGGTCGGCCACCCCGACAGCTTTACCGCTTGTGTCCTGCGAAATGCGTGCGTACAGCGCTACCCGATCGCCCCCCGAGGTATTCACAGCTGAGAGCCTACGGTATTCCCGGGCGGTCCTGGCCGGACAACACACCCTGATCAGTTCAACTCGCTGATGAACGACCTTGAAACGAAGGTGTTTGATCGCTTCGACGACCGCACGGTCGTCTATCCCGGGCACGGCGACGACACCACGTTGGGCACCGAACGCCCCCACCTCGAAGAGTGGCGTGAACGAGGATGGTGAACAACGAAAACGCGCCCGCCGAGACCTCGACGAGCGCGTGATAGCGTTAACATTCAGTGAGGCGCCCCGCCGGCCGATCCCAAAGCCTAATCAGCCGTCCTCGGGGCGCCTCACGTTCTAACGTGAACGCCGGTCGTTCTTCCCGCGGTACTTCCGCACCGTCAACCGGTCGATACCCAACCCGGCCGCTAGCCCCGTCTCAGGCATGCCGTCATCCGCAGCCAACTGCACGAACACACGGGCCGCCGCGGTAGCTTCCTCATGCCGGCGTCGAGCCGCAGCCAACTCTTCGCCGATATGGTGAATCGTGCTCTCGTCGTCGACGAGGTAGCGGGCCGCCGCGTCAATCGCAGCCTTCAGCTCATGCGCGTGATCCGGCCCCGGAAACCGCTCTGCGAGCGCCGCGACAGTGTCCTCATACCGCTGCACCCGATCCGCCGGGATTGTCCGGTCACGGCCATCGAGCCGCACACGTTTACCTCGCGCCATATCAGTCCCTTCGCTGGTCGGAGACAGAATAGCGGTCCCCTCGCCCGCGCCGGCCGATTGCGCGCCGGCCAATTCGATCGGTCCTGCAGTCACGTTCCCCCACTCCCATCGTTTGTTGCTGCGTCAACACCCTACGCGCCTTCATGTTGACTGGTCAACAACGCAAAAAAGGCGCCCCCACCCGATACCCGGGCAGGGGCGCCTCTCAACGACTCTCAGCGACGAACGACGTCAGCCAACCGGGCCAATGGGTCAACCCGGTCCGGTATCACGTTCAACAAGTGCGCAGCGAGATAGCACACAACACCGCGCGTCAGCCACGGCCGGCGCGACAGATACCGGTCGACACCTTGGCTCAACAACTCACCCCGCGGCGCGCCGACCTCGTATGCGACCACCGCGGCGGCCAAGCCGACCCATGCACGGTCAGCCGCACGCATCAGACGATCCCCATTCGCGACACCTCGCCGGCCCGCATCAGATACGTCAACGCGCCGCGCTTCGACTCGCCGCCATGCCGCTCACGGAAGTAGTCACTGCCACAGTCGAACGTCGGCCCACCAATCAGCGTCTTCGTCGCGTGACCTTCGAGCGTCCATGTGTGCCAATGCCCGTGCTGTACCACCTGCGATGCGCCGGCCGGCTGGTTGTGCACAGCCTGCTTCGCCAGCCAGTCGAGCGCCTTGTTCCGCGGCCACTGATGCCCATGCACCACAGTGACGACCGTGTCGCCGACCGGCACCGTCATGCACCCCGACCACTTGTCAGGGATCCGCACCTCAACGTGCCCATACGCGACCGGGTTGAGCTTCAACGCATCCGACACGGCGATCGCCTGCTCCGTCGCCCAGCCGTCGCCCGGCCACGTGTTCAATTGCTCCTGCGAACGATCATGGTTGCCGTTCACGACGTCGAGGTAGACCTGCGGCGCCCCTGACAACCCGTCGACCGCGAGCATCATCAGCCGGCGCAACAATCGGGTCTGCTCCGTGATCGACTGCTCAGTCAGGTAGCCGTTGTTCTTGCCGCGCTGCGACTGGTTACCTTCGATGCAGTCCCCCGGCATGCTGATCTGCACGCCGGCAATGCCCATCGGCGCCAACGTCCGAAGCTGCCGCTTCGCGCGCTCCACGCTCGCGGTGAACGTGTCGACGATCTGCTCTGTGCCGCCATCGCGGGACAGCTTGCCCAACTGCAGATCGCCGGCCTGAAACACGAACCAGTACGGCCGGCCGGTGCTGTCGGCGTAGTCCTCGAACTCGCGTCGCTGCGCGTTGCGAACCAGTTCCTCAAGATCCGCCAACCCGCCGGCGTCGATCGGCTCGACCCGCAGCTTGTACGACGCCAGCCACGTCTTCCGCAGATCGCCATACACCGCCTTGCCGGAGTCGTCGATCTGCGGTGCGCCGGCCTCGTCGCGCAACAGTTCACGCGCCGCGACCTCCCAGTGCTTCTCGTACAGGATCGCCGCCAGCCGGAACCGTTCAGGGTCACGGCCGATGCTGCGCAGAATGTCGGCGTACTCCGGTGGCTGCCCGGGCTCCTGCTCGACCGTGCCCGTTTCGATGACCGCCGCCGCGCCGTCGAACTCAATCGACGGCCGGTAACGTTCCTCAGCGACGGCCGGCGTGCCCAAATGCTCAGACAGCGACACGCGCACCCCTTTCTCTGTGATGGTTCACGTGCTCCGAAAACCGCGCACGCTGCAACGTCAGCGGGTTATCCGTCCACGACGCGCATTTGCGCCACAACTCCGACACGCTGCCGCCGCGATCCAGCCAGTCGTCGAATGCTGCACGGTCAACAGGGTCGAGCTGGTCGTACCAGCGGCACACCCCGCAGTCCGGGGCCGGCCCGAGCCGCAGCTCGCCGAGATGTTCAGCCAGGCTCACTCGCGCCCCTGCCTGCCGGTGAGCTCGTCGAGCTTGTCCTCGATCCGCCGGAACCTGTGGTGCGTGTGCGTCCGGTCGTCGCGAACCTCGCCGCGCAACTGGCCGACGTCGCTGCGCATGCCGCCGATGTCGCGACCAAGCTCCACGATGTGATCGCGCAACCCGTCGATGTCGTCACGCAGATTCGTCGAGTGCGAGTTGGCTACCTGCTGGTGTGTGCCGCGCGCCTTCAGGAACAAGGCCACGAGCCCGACAGCGTTGACCACTGCCAGGCCCGCGAGCCCGTACCAGTCGCTTGGAAGCGCCGACACTGCGCCGGTGTTCACGCCGCAACCTGCCGGCGATCGTTCGGACCGGTCGACGTCCGCGTGTTCGTCGCGGCCAACGCGCCGCCCAACAGTGCGACAATCGCAGCCATCAACGGCGTCAGCGTCGAATCCTCAGCCCAGCCGAAGCCGACGATGAACGCCTGCACCGCCGGCAGCATCCCGTACACCCAACGCCGGAAACCGTCGCGAGTGTTGAAGAACGCCAACGCCGGCGACGCCACCGCGAGGACAAGCCCGACGATCAGCTTCGCGTGATCCGCGTCAGCGATGTTCCACGTGACCATTGCCGTCACGGCGTACGGTGACAGCACGTGCACTTGCAGCCGCAAGTCTTCCCACGTGCGGATACCAAGCCGCTCGTTCGCGAAAAGCCGCACCTGCGACCACAATTTGCCTAACACACTGGTCAGCTTCCCGCGAAATGTGCTATCAGCGCCCGACATCATGCCGCCATCGCGCGCATGTGCGCGACCGCATGATCGAGGTACGTCGGGCCGCCCGGCGCCACCGTCCGAATGTGGTACTCGGTGTGCGGCGCGGTGATCGGCTTTCTGCCGAAGAAGATCAGCGCACGCACGATCGACTCGACGATCGCCCGCAAGCCGGCCAGCGGGCCGCGCAGCACCGCCAGAACACGGTCGACGATCGAGCCAATACCGATGAGGTCGGTGAAGTCCCGAAGCTGCACGAGCTTGAAGATCGCCGTCATGTCGGCGCCGACGTCGTTGTTCGGCACGTTCGCGTAGATGTCGCCCGGGTCGAACTCGTCGACCCAGAAGTCCGGTGTGCCGGCGATCCTCCGGTCGGAGATACCACGGCCGCCGTCAGCGTCCAACTCGCGCCACGGATTGCCGAACGTCGATCCAGCCATCAGCTTGTGCCCCACGCTTTTCAGCCGGCCTGTGCGGAACTCGTCGAGCAACGCAGAGGTCACCATGCCGCCTTGCGAGTAGCCACACAGCGCATACCCGTCAGGCACCTCACGCGCCGGCCGTGCTTCCGCCTGCAGCACCAGCGACACACCCATGTCGACACCCGACTTCGCCGACTGTCCCATCGGCACTGTCGCCGGAATGCCGTTAGGCCCGTAGTAGATCGGCTGGAAGTAATACAGGTCTTCCACGCGACGCGCCAGGTCTGCCGGGTACCCGGTCCACATGTCCGCGCCGGTACCGGACGCGGTCAACAGCATGGGCTTGCTCACGCGGTCACGCCCTTGCGGATGACGCAGACGTCGCCGGCCAACGCGCACGAACCGTCACCGCCGTTCGCGACGAGGATGCAACCACCGCCGCCCTGCGCGCATGTCACCTTGCGAACTGGTGTCGGTTCAGTGACCGGTTCGGCCGGCTTCGTCGCCGGCTGCGGCAGGTTGTCGAGGATGCGCTGCGCCAGCTTCCGGTCCTCTTGCCGGTCCGGGTACAGCTCTGGATCTGCGCCGGCCACCTCGTGCAGCAGGGCCAACGCGCCCGGGTCGCCGATCTCGGCCAGCTCCTTCACGAGCACGACGTGATCGTTCGCGTCGTCGTTCAGGTCAATGCCGGCAATGGTGTCGATCGGACCCTCGCCGAGGCGCCGCAGCGGACTGCGCGACGGGAACCGCTTGCGGAACTCACCTGTGCCCGGCGCGAACGCCCAACGCAGATAGGCCAACATTTCGCGCTGCTCGTCAGCGCTCAGTGCGGACATGAAGTCGTCTTCTCCTGTTGTTGATGGTTCGATACCGAGGGCACGCGCGAACGCAGACGCGGTCAGTCCGTTCGCAGCGTTCATGTCGCACCGGCCGAATGGCGGTGCGCCTTCAGGCAGGCCACCGCCGTAGCCCTGCCCGTCGGTGTATTGGTGGGCGATCATCCCCGGATAGGTCGGCAGCTTCCCGTAGCCAGCGACGACCAGCCGCACACCTTCCGGTTTGCGCGGCCACAACGCGTTGAGGTCACCGGTGTTGCCGTATCCGATGACTCGCCGGCGGTCACCCAACCATCCGGCGATCTGCTCAAACGCAGCGTTGATGCCGGCCGACTGGTCACCGCTGATCTGCCCGTTCCACGATTCGACGTCGAGCATCACGGCCATCTTCGGATGCGGGTCGCCTACTTGAGCTTTCAGCGTGTCGACCGCGGCCTGCCAGTTCGGCCGCCACACGAAGTACACGATGAAGAACGCCAGCCGGCCGTCGTCGACCGCGCGCTTGCACCACGCGTAGTTGCTCGCCCAGTCCTCATCACGGTGCGTGCCGTCGTTCGACCGGATGCACAGCACCCGATAGCCGGCGTCGGTGTACGCGTCGGTGACAGGCGCCTGCCACTCAGACACGTCGGCGTACAACGTGTCCTGCGGCTCAACGACAATCGGGCCGGTGCCGTCCTCGACGATCCGCGCCGGCAGATAAGCCCACGCGTTGCCGTAACTGTGGTCAATCGGCCACGCGGCCGGCGCGGTGCACAGCCCCTTGCTGCTCGCCGACTCGATACGCATGCCGTCGAGCTCGCCCCACATATGAGACGACGCGCCGCCGTTGCCTTCGTGGTGGAACGCCAGTTTCACCACCGCGTCGGCCGGGATGTCCTGCGGCCGTGCGACACGGATCGTGCCGAACGGGCCGACCTCGCCGACCTTCACGCCCCGATACGATTCGGTTGTGGCGCCCTCGAATTGCCGGCCGGGCACATACCGGCCGAACACCGATTCGAGGACCGTCTGCCACACCTCAGAGCAATCGGTGCCCTGCTTGACGTTCGTCGGCGACAACGCCCCGCCGTACTGATACGGGGCGCCGAGCCGTGCGCGAATGAACGCCTTCGCGCCTTCCACGTTTGCGCGTGTCACATCCATATTCGGTTGTCCTGGTTCCGTTGTGGGCTACTCGCCGCGGTACTTGAACACAGGCGTGACGTCGACCTGCACCTGCTGTGAGCCGTCGTTGACCGTCAGCGACACAGGCAGCGCTTCGGTGCGCAGCAACGTGGTGCCGTTGAACACCCCATACCGGTCGATGACGGCACCATTCGCGACCGTGCCGCCAGGCACGGTGATCGTGACCGTTGACCCGGTCACCTGCGCCTTGTCGACAGCCGGGTTGCTGCCACTGACAGGCAACCGAGGGTCGACCGCCTCGTTGATGTCCGCCGGCGTCCCCCAGGTGGTGTCACCCGATACGGTGCCGACCCGGGTAGCGCCCGTGAACAGACCGATGCGGTTGCCGAGCGCTGTGATCGCCGCGCTGCACGCACGCCGGTGCGCGGCTTGATATTCCGACATTATTCAGTTGTCCGATCGTTGAAGGATCATTGATAAGCAAGCAGCCACGCTTGACCGCGCGCCCCCGCCAAACCAGAGGAGCCGCCGCCGAAAATGCCGCCCGCACCGCCACCGCCACCGCCGCCTGGCGGTTGACCGACAGTTCTGTTGCTGCCCGATGGTGCGGTGCCGCCACCGGTGTATGTCACGCCCTCGAACGTGATCGACCCCGGCGACCGGCCCGAAGCGCCCTGCGCGGTGAGTGACGCTCTGGCGCCACCGGCGCCGCCGAGCGCAATGAGCAACACGGTGCCGCCGATGGAAATGACCGTGCTGCCGCCCCCCGAGCCAGCCGCGTTGGTCGGTGCACCGGAACCGCCGGTCCCGATCGTCACGTCGAGTGACACCGCGGTCCAAGGGATGTGAACACCGCGCTCCAACAACACGGTTGCCCACTGGCCAGCGCCACCGCCGTTGCCGACGTAGTTCAGACCAGAGTCACCGCCGGATCCGCCACCGCCGGCGCCGAGTAGCACAACGGCGACGAACCGGCACCACGCGGGGATCGTGTAGCTCGCCGATGCGGTGAGCTCTACCGCGACCGCCGCGTGCGATGAGAACCGTGCAGCCGCGACGTCGGCGCCAGCGCCGGCGATCGACGCCCGAGCTGGCCGCACCCGCAGCGCCGCGGCCAAGTCCGCGCCCAGGCTGGCGTCGACAACACGGAACCGAGGCCGCCACAACGCCGTATCAGCGCCAACACCAGCGTCGGCCGGCCGTACACCCGGCCGGGCGAGATCCGCGCCGGCGCCGGCGTCGAACACCATGACCCGCGGCCGTGCCACGATCCGATCAGAGCCGGCCGCCGCGTCGGCGATCAGCATGCGCAGCCGGGCCGCGGCAGCATCCGCACCGCGGCCACCTTCGCGCACGATCATCCGCAGCGCGTCCAGTGCGGCTGCGTCAGCTCCGATACCGGCGTCGCCAACCAACGCTGCCCACGGTGAAAACCAGCCGGGCACACCATCGTCGACCGCGGCAGGATCGTCGACGGCGCCCCAGCCGGGCAGCTTGATAATCGGAACGGGGAACGGGTTAAGGGTCCACGACATGCAGCCACCCCCGTCCGGTCACTGCGGCGCGTAACCTCTCGCCGCGTACTCGTCGTCGGTCAGGATCGAGAACTGCTCGCCGTCGAACACGACCCATCGGTCGATGTCGTCGACGTCGGCGACGTGCACGACGCTGTGCGCCTGGGTGCCGCCGACCTCGATCAGCCATGTGCCATCGACGCGGCCCGACACTGTTGCGTACAAGCCGGGCTGCAACTTCGCCCACTTCTGCAGCTTCACTGCGTCGTCGATCGTGTCGAGTCGCATTGCCGCGCCGACCAATTTGCGCGTTACCTCGATCATGAGTCACCCCTAAATGTCGAACATCTCGAAATCGTCGGCAGAGCCGGCGGTGTAGATGGAGTTCGCGCCGACACCGATGCCGCCGCCGTTGTTGAGGTCGTCGACGGGATACGCCCCGCCAGAGTCGACCCACTGCCTGATCAGGATGTCGTTGTAGTACAGCTGGTACACGTTGCCAGCAGCGGCAAACGCGAACTGGTCCCCCGGTGAGATACCGTGACCGATCAGCTGGACTTGCTCGCCGCGGCTCACACCCGGGCCGCTGCTCCCCCAGTCAGTTTTGGTGTAAATCGCACCGCTCACCTGCGTGTTCCCATTCACACCGGTGCATGCGGCATACACTGCCTGCCCGTACTTCTGACGGAGCACCAAGAACAAACTTGGGGACGTCGCGGAGCCCATCGTCGAGCCCGCGCGGGCTTTCACCATTTGGTTTCGGCCACTGAACTTCTGGGTGTAGATGATCCACCCATCGGTGTTGGTGATGCCCGTACCGATCCGAAGCTCGTTGTTGCCAAGCGACAGCGAAGCACCGGCCATTTTCAGCCAGTTGCTTCCCAAGCTCGAACGGTTGAAGTTGTCCGAGTAGTACACGCCCGGCGGAAGCGGTGGCGACGCCCCGTAACCCAACGCTGCCCAGTAGCGTGTCGTCGGTGAAATCGCGTCACCGGCAATGGTTGTCGGCAATGCCGTCAAGCCACCCAGGTTGACGATGTTCCCGAAGTATCGCGGGTACGACGTCGGGAAATCGGAGAACTCCGTGGTGTTGCTGTTGCGGTGCAAACCGGCCGCGGTGCCGCCAACCTGCAGGATGCCGACGAGGAACGTCTGCCCCTTCGTCGCCGAGATAGGTTCAGGCAGGTCAACTGACTGCTGCGCATACGCAGACGACAGCGAACTCTTGACGTCACCGAGGTTCGACAAGAGCTGACATTCGCCCGTCGCAGTGTCCTGCGTGTACACCCCGACGTAACAGCTCGTCATCGACGTCGACGCCAACCCGAACTTGAGCGACTGGAATTCACGGTCAGATGTCGCCGTGACCGGGATCAGTACCAGCCGGCCGAGCTGCGGTGCAGTCGTGCCGTCAATGTCGAAGATCGGGAATGACACGTCATCTTGCGGCCACTTCGACACGTACAGCGGCGTGGTGCGGGGCCGCAGAATTGTCGATGCCAGCGTTTCACTGCTGAGCTGCACCGAGTCGATGCGCGACGAGATCGACTGCGCTGCAGTCTGCACCTCAGCCGCCGATCGTGGCGTCGTGTCGTTCGGTGTCTTGAAAATGCCGTTCCAGAAGTTCTGCCACGTGTTACGCACGTCGTCGAACACGTCGGCGATCGCGTCGCCGGCGTCGGCCAGCTCGTCCTCCAGCCCGTGCACAACGTGCTGCGGAATGTTCTGCAACGCTGCGATCACCGCGGCCGCGTTGTGCCCGGTGCCGGTGCCGCCCAACGCCTGAACGATCGCGTCGCGGATGTCCTGCCCGGCGCCGGCCAACGCGTTCGCAAGGTTCTTCACGTTCGCCTGTGGGATGTTCTGCAGCGCGTCCTTCAGGTCGTCGACCGTCTTGTCGACCGTCGCAGTCAGGCCGGTCAACGCCTCCCAGCCCTTGTTGACGACCGACTTGAACTCGTCGATACGGTCCTGAATCGCCGCCTGCAGCCCGGCAACCAGCTCTTGACTGATCAGCCCGACCTTGCGTGCAGAGCCGTCGTCGAACCACACTGAGCCGGCCGTCGCTTCGCTGCCCACCGACAGGGTCACCGCGGCGTGTGTGGCTGTCGAGCCGGCCGGCACCTGGTACTCGCCGGCCAGCATCGCCCAGTCTGCAGCGTCCGCGGTCACCGGTGACACACTGCTCACAACCTTCGTCGTGATGATCGCGTCGCCGTTGTACAGCGTGACGCTCAGCCTGATCGGGCCGCCGGCGCCGGCGCTGTACGTCAAACCCTGCCAATACGCGTATGCGCGCACACTGATCCGCTGCCCCGGCGACACCTCAAACCGGTTCGACCGAAGGTCACGCGCAGTACCGTCCGCGGTCGCGCGGGCCGATCCTTTCTGTGTGCCGCGGCCGACGTCGCCATCCCAATCGAAATTGGGATTAGCGGCGATCGTCGACTCAAAGTCAAACCCGGGATCGTCGAGCAATTCCGGGTTGAAGTTGCCGATGTGTGCGGCCGGGATGTTCCCCAGCCGCCACGACGGGATCTGCCCAAACAGGTGCGGCTGCAACCACTGTGCGAGCTGTTCAACCGAGTTCGGAACGTCGATGAAGCCGAACAGTTTCGCGATCTGCCCCAACCCGAGGCCGGCGCTGATCAGATCACCAAGGCTCGCAATGAGCGTTTCCGGTGATGTCAGGTCAATGCCGGTGAGGTTCTTAATCGAGTCGATCAGCAGCGAATAGAACGTCGGAGCGTCATGGTCGAGCTTCGGCAGTTCCGGCATGAGCGACCACAACGGGTTGCGGTCGATGACAAGCTGCCGGCGGTCATACGCTCTCGGCACGCGCGTTCACCTCGTTTCGATGTGTCGATTCGGCTGTGAACCACGCGGCCAGGTCGTCGTCGACACGGCCGACCGCCGCGAAGCGGTACCAGACGTATGCATCGATCGGCAGCGGCAGATGCTCGCCCATCTTCGGCGGAACGTCTTCCGGCGGAACGATCGTCTCGGTGTAGTCGTGGATCTTCATGCCGCGGTTGTCGGCGGTCCGCTCGAACGACTCACGAGCCAGCCACCGCGCGACGTCAATGTCGGAGCCGGGCTCGATCGGGACTGTTGTGCTGAATTGCTTCGACGCGCCCATCAGGCCCCCTGCGGGACAACGAGGACCGCCAGCTGTGCACCCTTGCCGCTGAACACGTACGCGCCCAGCAGACCGTCGTTGTACAGGTTGACGTTGATGCGGGCCTCTTCGCCGGCCTGCACTGTCGCGACACCGTTATCCGGTGCGACCGCGTTTGTACGGTCCTGCGGCGTCGACCAGTGCGGCGAGATTGTCGACCAATGCGACGAGTTGCCGAAGCCGCGGCCGATCAACTGCCCTGCCATCGGGTCACCGAGGCGCACCTCAACACCGATGGTCAGCGGGTCGGCGTCGAGTTCGATGCCGTACGCCTGGATGTGCCCGGTCACGTACGGCGTCCACGCGAAGTCTTGCGGCGGGATCCGGTACTGCAGGATGGATTGCCGCTGCGCGAGACCAGTGAACGGCGTGAATGCAGCTTCGGGGACGCTGTACAGCCGCGGATGCTTCGCGGTGAAGTCGGACGGCTGCCATTTCTGCAGGCTCGCGTTCCACACCAGCGTTTGACCGTTGTCCGGTGCGCCACCGCTGTTGTCGTAGTCCGGTGCGTTGTTGATGTTCGTCGACGGTCCGACCGGCCCGCGTGGCGCCAGGAGGCGCACCTTGAAATGCGGGTTCAGTGCGGTGCCGCTCTTGACGGTCGTCTCTTTGACGTCCGGGTTCTCGTCCCGTTCGGACTGCGGGATCGTCTCGAACTCAAACGAGACATTCGGCGTGGCGCCGGTCGGGCCTGCCGGCCCGGGCCGCACCATCTGGAACGTGTCGCCGGTCCACACATAGACGACGGTGCCGATCCACCACGCCTTGCCCTTGTCGTCGGGTCCGAGTTCGTCGCGGAACTGGTCGAGGTCGGCCGGCTGGTCGAGCGGGGGCCACTGCAGATCCACCAGCGGTGCGGGGTCGCCCTTTTCGCCCTGGTCGCCCTTCAGGACGTCGAACGTGATGACAGCCTCGTCGTCGATCGCTTCCATCGTGGCGGCGAAGCCGGCCGGCGTGGTGCCGTCGCCCATGATGCCGTACCACGCGGTGTTCATGAGCTTCTGGAACAACAGGACCGCGTCGCCGGTCGTTGCGATCTTCGTCATTCGGTGGACTCCTCGTCCTCGTCGAAGTGAATCGACGTCTCGACGTGCCACGGTGTGCGCGCGTCAAGGTCGACGTCGTTGTTGAGTTGCGGCGCCGGCGGTTTGGGGTCGCCGCCGGCGCGTCGCAGAAATTCGGCCCGCGCTTCCGGGGACAGTCGCGGCAGGTCGTCGAGCGTGGCGCCGCGCAGTTCGTCCTCGACGCTTTGCGGCTCGTCGGGATGCACCCACCTGATTGCGTCCCACCCTTCGGCGAGGCCGGTGCCGGCAATCTCAGCGGGAGGCGGAACGGCCTGCTTGCGGATGATCGCCCGGTCCGGGTCGATCACCGCGCCGGCCCGCGCGAGGTGAAACGACAGGATCGGGATCAGGTACCGGACGTCATACGTTCGGCCGCGACTGTCCTGCGGGTACTGCAGCGCTTCTGCAATGTCGTACATCGCGTCCGACAGCGGATCGTGTTGCCGTTCAGGGATTTTCGGCGGTGCAGGCATGTGCTGCAGTTCCATTTAAAACAGGTCTCCTGATCCGAAGAGCATCGCGACGGCGTTCCACAACATCGCCGCGTCGCGCGTGACCTGCGCGAGCGGATTCTGTGATTCGGTGTCGTCGCCGATGGTGAGGTCGAATGTTTTCGGTGTCGTCTCGTCGTAATGCAGACGCAACGCACTGATCTGGTCGGTGTGCAGAATGCCGTCAATCTCAAAATGGCACCGCGTACCAAGGTCGTAGTCGTAATAAAGGGTGTGCGCCCCGCCATTACGAATTGCGACCTTAAATGCTTGGTACGCGCGTGTTTTGTGGTGACCTTCCTGCAACGTCATTGCCGAACTTACGGTGTATGCGGAGCCGCTACCCTGCTCGAAATGTTCGAGGTATCCATATGGCCCCGACCTTTGCACACGTAGCGGATCGGTTACCTGGATATAGGCCAGAAGCATATTGTCAAATTGGCCCTGATACATTTCCTCGAGGCCAGCAGTGAATGGCGTTTCATACGACCCGGTGTAATACCCAGCGTAATATTGAATTGCCTGCGACAATTGACTCAGCGCATACTTGATGAAAAACGTTTGAGTTTGGTTAACTCAAATTGACCCTCGCTGGGTCTGGCCCCCCTCAGTTTCCCAAGGGGGGCCAGACCCAGCCAGGCGATTTGCCTCCGGTCAGGATCTTGCCGGCCTTCGCGCGGAACATGCTGTGCTCCGACGAAATGATCTGCGAATACTCGGTATCCCTGAACGTGATGTCGGGAACCTTCGGTGCGACACCAAGAATCCGGCGGATGAACGGATCTGTCTCGCCGTCACCGTCCCGGTCGATCGGGATCAGCGTCTCAGTGATCAGGTTGTCGCCAGTCGCTGCGATCAGATCCAACGCGCCGTCGAACGCTGTGCCGGTCGGGCCGGTGACACCCGAATTGTCCTCGACTGCAAGCACAATGCAGTTCCGCGTCGGCCGTGCCAGCTTTTGACCGACGAGCGCCGCCAACTCAGGGTGCGGACTGTCCTCGTCCTCAGTCAGCCAGCAGTACGCGCGCACATTGCACCCAGAGGACCGCAGCATCGCCTCAGTGACGTCGTGCGCGTTCGACCACCGCGCCATGAGCACCGCCAACCGGGACTGGTCGGTGAACGCGTTCACGAACTGCATTTGCACGGGCCAGTTCAACGGGTTGAGGTTCAACAGGTTTGACGCCTCACCCGTCCATGCGCCCGGGTTCATCACCTGCGCCGGCAGAGCCAGCAGCGGCCAGTAGTTGCGCGCCAGGTTGAGAAACCCTGCTTCGGCGATCGCCGTGCGAGTGTTCGCGATGCGCAACCACGCGCGGATCGGCTGCACTTCCGGGGCGCTGAACGGTGTGGCACCGAAATACAGGTGCTTCCAGTGCTCCCGATTGTGTGCGCACTGCAGTGTGACTGTGCGGATACCGTTCTCGTCGCGCTTCACGCGGACGTTCGTGACCTTCGCGTTCCACCGCCACCGCCAGTTGCGGCGGTTCGGGTACGGGTCGATCGTGACGTGCAGATCCTCGTCCTTGCGGACGTCGGAGCGCATGAACTCGACAAGCCAGTCGTCGCCGCGCAGAACGATGTCGCCCTGCCCGGTGTCGTGCAACATCTCTTCAGCGTCGACCGACTTCTCAGCCGCGACAGTGCCGATGTAACGCATTTGGTTGTCCCACAGACGGATCAGCGGCTTAGCGCGCGCCTCTTCGTCGATCACCTGCCGGCGCGAGTCCAGATAGCGGTACGCGGCCAGCGGTGACTTCACAGGGTCGGGTGGCCCGTCGATGACAGGCAGCACGTCCGCCAGGTTGGGAACAGTCAAAATCACGCTCCCCTCTATTCAGTTGTGTGCGAACAGTTGTCGCGGTGCTACGCCCACGCCATCTCGTAGTTTTGCGGCATGATGCACGTGACAGACCCGTACTGGTTGGTGTGTGTCACCTTCAGATGCGCGACGGTCTGCGGCGGGATCTTGTTGCTGAAGCCGATGCCGCCCGGGATGCGTCGCTGCGCCGGCAGATGCGACGCAGTGACGTCGTGCAGCAGCATGTCGAGCAGCTGCGAGTTGCGCAGAAACTTGTACGTCTCGTTGTCGACCGGATCCTTTTCGGTCGTGATCGTGCGTTTCGTCGGATCAGTGTCGACCAGCATGTAAGAGCCATCGGTGTCGTACAGCTTCGGCAGCTTCACCATTGGCCCGCCGACGCCGTCCTGCACTGACACCTCGCCGCTGCCGCGCACAATGAACTTCGGCCACGATTCCCACGTGCCACGGTTCGCCACCGACAGGACACCCGTCGCGTGACCGTTGCCGGCCACCACGCCCTCAAGCGTCGACTCCCATACCCGAGTCAGGGCACGCTTGCTGTAGAACGGCCACGGCGCGTGCAGCGACATGTTCCACAACATTGTGTTGTTGCCGTTTCCGGTCGGGTCGATGGACATCGACGTCTTCGTCGTCTCGCCGAGAATCACAGCCAGCCACCGCCATCCATGCGTGCGTGTGAACGATCCGAGGAACCCGGGCACCGTCTTCGACCACGACGACCACCAGGAGCCCTCGATCAGCCGATACGAGAACGGGTTAGCGTCTTCCGGCCGTTCAGCGTTGCCGTTCGGCTGGATGTGCACACCAAGGTTGATGACGCGCTTCTTGTAGTCGGTACGCTCACGCCTCGCGCCGATGACGTAAGCCCCTTCGCTGTAACGGTGTTCAAAGTCCGGCTGCATGACACCTTCGAGGTCACGAGCCAGTACCACACCTTCACGGCCGCGGCCAGGGCCGGCCAGCCGCCACAGCTTGTTGTTCGACGGGTGGATGTACACCCACTTCGTCTGCTCAGACCGCAGATACTCGCCGTTGACACCCAGGTCATGCCAGTTGGTCAGCTTCCGCCACGACGGATGCGCCGGATTCTCGTCGGCATAGATCGGGTTACCATCCGCATCCAGCGGATACTTCGGTGGATCCAGCCACCAATCATCGTGAATCCCAGACACAAAGCCCTCTATTCAGTTGTGCCGTCGACATTCCGGCGGGCCACCATTCGAGGTGACCCGCCGGAATGCTCAGCGGTTATCGCACGTGCGTTGTACGGGTGCGCGCGTTCTGCTCTGCGTGCACCTGGTCGCGCCACGGCTGCGGCATGTTGCCGACCGGGTTGTTGATCGTGATCGAGTTGTCGACCGGCCCAGGCGGGTTGCCCTGCCCGGTGTGCACGGCCGGCAAGAACGCGCTCAACGCGTCGGCCGCACTGCCGGCCACCGACGTCGCATTGTTCGCGACGGCCGGGTTGAACTCCCCCGGCGCCAATTTCGGCGAACCAGACTCCGCGGTGAATCCCTGCTCGCCACCGCCGAGCGCCTTGAACAGACCACCCAAGCCGGTGCTCTCAGCCACACCGTCAGAGAAGCCACCGCTGCCGCCGGCCGAATCCTCATCGCCGCCGGCCAACAGGCCGCCGGCGAAGTTGATGCCAGCCATGAGCGACTTCACGGTCGGCCACTCCAACGGGTTGGAGAACAACGAACCGTCGAGCCCGATCGACTCCAACACGCCAGACACGAACGTCTTGCCGAGATCCGCCGCACCGCCACCGGTGTCGCCGCTGCTCTTCGACTTACCTTCCTTGAACTTGCCCTTGGTGCGCAGTTCGGTGTCGTCGTTTTCGGCCTCGGCAGCCTTCTCGTGCGCGCGCCGCTGCTTCTCGATCGCGTCCTCAAGCTCGCGCCGCTTCTTCGCAAGGTCGTGCTCTGCGTCTTCCGTGTCCTCTTCCGACTCACGGAGGTCAGCGACCTTCTGCTCAGCCTTCTTGATGTCCCAACGCAGATCCTCGACCGCCTGGTCGGCTTGCTTCGCCGAGTTGTTCGCGTCGTACACCTTGTCAGCCGAACTGCGAAGCTCGTCGTTGGTTGCCGGCGTGTACGAACCACGGCCGGTGCTCGACGACAAACCGCGAGCCGCACCACTGCCACCGCCCGAACCGCCCGGCGACGATGAGAGCCCAACGGCCTTCACCGCCGGCGACGTCGGGCCGCTCAGCGACACCTTCGGATCGACCGGCTTGTTCATGAACAGGTGAACATGGTCCATGTGGTTCTGAGTTGGGCTGCCGCGGTCTTCCATCGCCCGGCCGACCGTGTCCCCCGGGTTGTAGATGCGCTGCCGCCAGATGGCCCAGCTCAATCCGAGCGCGTCGCCGTTCTTGATCGCCCAGCTCGCCACCGCAGTACCGAGCGCCTTGCCCTCTGGGGTGTTCCAGTTCGGAATCATGACGTCGAGAGCGTTGCCGGTACTGTGCTCGCCGTACCCGTCTTCCGGCCGCCAACCGCCGATGTCGGTGATTTGCGGCCACATGTCCATGATGTTGGTTCGCACCTCGGACGCGTGCGGCGTCAAACCGCCCTGAGCGAAACCGGGCAGCTTGCCGCCGTTGATCGCTTCGAGCAACGGCAGGAATCGTGCAGTCGACCGCGCGTTCACGATGTACTCGCCGTTCGCGACGCGGACCATCGCGGGGAAGCCGAAGATGCTGTCACTCGTGCCGGTGCCCGGCCCGCTAATCCGCCCGCCGCCGGCGTAACCCGACAGTGAGCTTCCGCCGACCGTGCCGCCGGCCGCGTGCCCGCCGACGTCGCCCAGCCAGTCTGCGGCCTGGTTGATGCCACCGGTGAGGTCGCCGAAGAACCCGCCGATCTTGTCGAACACTCCGCCGATCGAGTCCCACGCGTCCTTGACGACGTCCTTGATCTTGCCGAAGACGCTGACGAACACGTCCTTGACCGCGTTGAGCTTGTCGCCGATCTTGTCGAACGCACCGCCGAGAAGATCCCAGATCGGCTGCGCGAACTTCCAGAACGCCTCGACAGCGCCCTTCACGGCCTCGAACGCCGGCACCGCCACGGTCTGCCAGAACCACTCAAGCGCAGCGCCGACCAGTCGGACCGCCGCGGTGAACAGATCCCAGATCCCACCGACGACCGACCACAGCACAGAAGCGGCCGTACCGATCGCTGAGAACGCCGGCACAGCGATATTGCGCCACAGCCAAGCAATCACATTGCCCAGCAGTCGGAAGCCCGCCACGACCGCGTTGAACTGCAATCGCAGCACCGCGGCGTAGAACCGTCCGAACGCGGCGATAACCGGCTGGATGAACTGCCACACAGCCCTGATCGCGTTGCCCATCGCAGAGAAGCCGACACTTGCGGCCTGCCCAATGCGGCTGAGCGTCGGTCCGATCGTCTCCCACACCGACTGCCATGTCGTCTTGAGCCAGTCCCACACGCTCGACGCGACGGCCTTCACGCCGGTCCAAATCTTGTCCCACAGCTGCCGTCCGGTCTCAGTCTTCGTGAAGAACGCCCACAGCGCGGCGCCGGCCGCAACCACGCCGGCCACAATCAGACCGATTGGGTTGGCGGTCAGTGCAGCGTTCCACAACCACTGCGCGGCGGCTGCCGCGCGGCTCGCCGCGGCCGACGCCAGGGTCGCAATGCGGCCCCGCACGGTAGTTGCCGCATTGGTGGTTTGGGCTGTCGTGTTGGTGCCCTGCGCGACGCTGTTGGCGCCGAGCGCCGCAGTTAACTGCGTCATGGCGGCCGTCTGTCCTCGGATTGCAGCGTTCTGCGCCAGGAGGATCGGCGTATTGATGATCTTGAAGCCGTTGTTCACCGCGGTGATGATTGGCGCGATAGTGCGGCCGGCCGCCGACAGGCCGGCGAACGTCAGCACCAGGCCGCCGAGTACCGGCACCGCCCACGACGCGTTGTCAGCCAAGAACTTCAGCGCACCGGCGAGCAGGCTCAGGCCGGGCACGAGGATCGACGACAGCGTTTCCGGCCCGGATGCCGAGATGGCCTGCCACAGCGCGCCAAACGCACGACCGGCCGCGTCCAGCGCCGGCCCGGACTGCTGCAGCGCCGGCCCGAGCTTGCCGACAGAGTCGGAGAGCGACTGCAGCGCGTCGCCGCGCCCCTCGCCCGTCCGCAACGCCTGGACACGCTCGACGAGGCGCCCCATGAAGTCGATAACCTTCTGGATGCCGCCGTTATCGAGCCACGCTGTCAGCTTGTTCGCGAGATCCTGCGCCCACGGCCCGATAATCGCCGTCAACTGCTCTGTGTACGGCTTGACCGCTGTTGTGATCTTGTCGAACGCGTTTGTGAATGCCAGCGTCAGAGGTGACACGGCCGAGAAGATCGGGCCGGACAGCTCTGCGCCGAACCGCGAATAGGCTGCCTTGAGGTTCGACAACTGTCCGCGGATGCTGCCGCCCATGTTCTGCGCGGCGCCGCCGATCCGTTCCGCGACAACACGTTGGAACGTTGCCGCGTCGACCTTGCCCTTTTCGACCATCTTCGCCAGCGCTGCGCCGCTTACGCCGTATTCCTCTTGAAGCCACTGAAATACAGGCAGGCCGCGGTCGGCGAGCTGGTTAAGATCGCCGGTGAACGCCTTGCCCGACGTCTGCACACGGTTGAAGATCGCGCCCATGTCGGCCAGCGATGTGCCGGCAATCGCCGCGGTGTCGCCGACCAACTTCAGGTAGTCGGTGAGCTGTTGCCCGGGCTTGATGCCGGCGGCCACCGCGGATGCGGCCGTGGTGGCTGCCTCGTCGAGGCCGAACGCGGTGCCCTTCACCGCAGCCAGCGCGTTGTCCATGATGGACTGCACCTGTTCGGCGGTGTTGCCGAGACCTTGCAGCTTGAACTTCGCGTCGTCGATCGCAGTCAACCGGCTGATGCCGGCGTGCAGCGCGCCAGCCAGGCCGGCCGCGAATACCGTACCTCCGACGACGGCTGTCGCCTTCAGTCCGGTCGCGATGACGTTACCGACGTTGCGGCCCAACGTCGCTGCGCCGCTGGTGAGGTTTGATGCGAGCTGTGAACCGAGGCCGCGGCCGATGTTGGCGGACTGCAGGCCGGCATTCACTTCACTGCCGGCCTGCTGTCCTGCCGTACGGGCGCCATCGGTGTTGAGGAATCGACGCAACCCACCGCGGGCTTGGGAATCCATGCCGGCCTGAACGTCACGGCCGGCCTGCTGCCCTGCCCGGGATGCTCCCGATGTGTCGATCTTCGGGGTGAGCGTCATGCCGCGAGATGCCTTGTCGGCAGCCTGCTTGATGCCCGACTCAAGCTGTCGCGTTTCCGGCAGAATCGTAAGGTAATACTTCGCTTCGGCCACGCCGGCGCCCTTCCGTGTTACTTGTTCTTGCGTTCCAGCCAGCGCTTCGCGCGTTCCGCACGCATAGCCAGGAACTTGCCGACCGTGGTTTTCGTCGCCGCATGCAAGCCGGCCGACACGACGCCACGGTCGTTCTTTTTCTTCTCTTCGTCACCCGGCCGCGGGAACGGTTCGGGGATGTTGCGAGGCGGATTGGCGTGCGCACCTTCGGTGGCCTGCCAGTTGTTGATCCGCTGCGCGTCGATCAGGTGCGCAATCAGATAGTCGGTTGTCAGCCAGCCCTTTTCGACCGCGTGGAACACTGCCGTGCCGGGTGGTGCTGCGAAGATGAACGCGTAAAGGTCGTCCCACGACAGTGACCCGTCGTCGAACTCACGTCCGACGACGATCAGGTCACGTCGAATGGCGTCCTCTACCTGCCGCGCCGCCGCGCAGATTTGCGAGATTTTCCCTCGATCAGCCCACCGTCACGGCCCCACGCCTCAACGAACTCGTCCCATTTCTCCGAGGTGAGGCTGTCGAGGATGTCCAGCGCACGGTCGGATGCGTGCTGCTCGATGAGCGCGAAAGTGCGCTCAAGGTCGCCGAGATGCTTGTGCCGGCGGATCCAGCCCGGGGTCGGCTTCGACGGGCACCGGCGCACCGCGAGCGTGGTGCCGTCGCCGTACTCGTCGACCGCGAACTCCGGGTCGAAGTCGTCCGCGTCGAACGTCGCGCAGAACAACTCGCTGCCGGGCTCGTAGTCGCCGGCCCACTCTTCGGCGATGGGGTCCACGGCCGGCGCGTCTTCGGCGGCCAGCTCATCGGTGTCGACGTCGGTGTCGTCGATGGTCAGGTCTTCGTTCTTGGTCTTGGGCATTGTGCTCTCCTGGTGTGTCCCCTGGTGTGAAAGCTGGTGGAACACCCCGCGCGCCCACCAGGATTAAACGCGCGGGGTGTTGGTCAACGGCCGGGGGCAGCGCCCTGCGCACAATCCCCCGGCCGGCCGCATTGCGGTGTGTTAGACGGCGATGACGCCGTCGTCGCTGTACTGCACGACGTGGTTGCCGTCAGTGCCCTTGAGCACCTTGAACGTCGGCTCGAACGCCATCGGCTCGTTGTGCACCAGCTTGAGGTCAGCCAGGCCCGACTTCTGCGCGCACTGCGCAACCTGCCGGATCATCTTGTCCTCGTACACCGAATCGAGCACCAGCGTGCATCGCTTCGGCAGCTTGGAGTTGATGAGCACCTTCATGCGGTTGCCGTGCGCTTCGGTCGCCGCCGCGGTGGAGACGTTGCCGTCGCCCCAGATCGCAGCGTTCACTTCCGGCGAGAGCACCTGGAACAGCTTCATGCTGTACTCGATCGCGAACTTGTCGCGGAGCTGCCCGATCTCGTCGCCGCCCCAGACCTCGATCGGCTTGGTTTGATCGTCGAACTTGATCGAAACACCTTCGGCGGAAATGAAACCGAGGTTCTTGAACGCCGCATTGAGCGGTTCGTCGACGTCGGTCGGCAGCGGAGTGCCGAACGGCGCGTACCACAGGCCGCCGACCGTTTCGAGGTCGGACGGCGACGCTGCGAACACCTTGGAGACGTCGCCCCACGACGTCGGCTCTACGGGAGCTGTCATTTTCTTTCTCTATTCAGTTGTGTTGGATGGGATTTGCCGCGCTACCCGCGTGGCGGCTTGAGGCCGATCGTCCAGAACACGGCCGACTGCAGGCCGAACAGCGGCACGTCTTCGTCGTCCAGTTCGGCCGGGCCGTAGTGATGCGTCGCGGCGGTGATCCACACAGAACCCTCACCGGGAACCGTGATCTTGCGGTGCACAGCGGCAAGCATCAGCGCGTGCAGCAGATCAGCGTTGCGTTCGAGGCGCACGACGTCGTGGTCGAACACCCGCACCCGGATCAGGTAGTGACCGAGGAACGGTGTCTTGTTGGTGCCCGGCCGTGACAGCAACGCGTACGACGTCGGCGTGCCGGCCGGCGGTGAGAAGCCGACAGGCAGCGGATTGTCGCGCGCTGCGAGTTCGTCGAGCAGATACCTGCGCGCCGCGATCGTCGGGCCGACTGCCGGCACGAGCACCGTCATGTCTGCGGCCCGTGTCGAGCCGCAACCTGCATCAGCGGTGCGGTTTTCGCTTCCGTGCGGTACGCCTTCGGCGTCGCCGGCCACACGTGCGCACGCGCACGATCGGTGCCGACAGTCACCTCAGTGTCGTATCCGTCAGGCTCGCCGGCGATCGAACCGGCTTCTTTCGCGGCGTCCTCCGCGGCCTGGGCGAGCACCCGCTGCACGCCTTCCGAGCGTCGAATAGCTGCGTGCTCACTGAACGGGAATTCCAGCCGGCCCACTGTCAACCACCTCCCGCAGAATCACGATGTAGCCGGGCTTAAACCCGAACGGCCCCAGGTTGTAGTCCTCGACGTCGCCGTGCACCGTGAACCGCCGGCCGTGCGCGTCCTCGACGACATCACCGTGCTTCCAGTCGGATTCGGGTGTTGCCATCGAATACTCGACGATCACCCGACCGTTCAGATCCACCGGCATATCGGCGTTGTTGACACGCTTCCGCAGACTCGACACGCGACGTTCACGCGTGCGGTCGCCAGTGATCGGCTGCCCGGCAGCGTTCTCGCCCACAACGACCGTCGTGGTGTGCAGTACCTTGTGCGGTGTCGGAAACATCAGTACAGCTCGCCGCCCATCGAAACCGACACCATCGTCGACCGGTACGGCCGCAACCTCTGCTTGAGCGCCGCGGTCAGGTACGGGCCGGGCGAGCTGCCGCCCGCGGCGAACGTCACCCCGAACCCGTCAGCTTGAAGCGTCTGCGCTTCCGCCGGCAGTTCCGCCGGCCGGATCATCGCCAGCGCCGCGGCTTCCGCCGTCACCCGCGTGATCGCCGCCGGCGTCGGTTCCGGCACCGTCGACGGATACAGGTACCCCGCCACGAGGTCGCTTGCCCGTTCCAGCAGATCGGCTACGCCGGCCGCTTCCAGACCTTCGGCCAGTTCCGGCCGGTTCAGCGACTTCAGCGCCGTCGTCAGGTCGTCCAGCGTCGCCAGCATCGCGCACCCCCTCGTCTTCAGCCGCCCGCTCGTGCCAGTTGTCGTCACCCGCGACGAACGCGGCCACCAAAGTGCCCGGAGACACCTTGAGGACCGCGCCCGTCACTGCGTGCACGTAACGCACCGGTGGTTACTCGCCGTCGGCTTCGGCGGCCGGCAGGATGGCGCCGACCGGGGTCTTGTTCGCGCCCATCGCGGTAGCCGAGTTGCCCAGAACGTAGGCGTAGCGCGCCTTCAGACGCAGCGCCACCATGTCGCGCTCTGCCAGGTTGATCTGGTTTTCGCCGGTGCCCAGCGTGGCCTGGTCGAGGAACTTGACCTGGATGTCCTGACGGACACCGATGCGGACACGCGAGCTGTCCGCGATGACCGCGGTAGCCGCGTCGGGATCCCATGCACCGTTGCGGTTGAAGAAGGTGCGGAAGCCGTTGAACGACTCATCGCGGAAGATCGGGAACCCGTTGGCGTCACGAACGTTCGCGACCTTGTAGCGCAGCGCCAGGGACGACAGCAGCGTGTCGGGCGCCCAGCCGGCCGTCGCGATCTGCTCTGCGACCTGGTTGGAGCAACCGACGAGGTCGTTCGGGTTGGCAGTGCCGTCGACGACCTGCGCGACCTGCCCGGCCGCGGTGGCAGCCTGCAGCAGCGCCGGCGACACCCACGAGGCCGGCTTGTCGATGCCGAGCATGACGGCCTGGTCGAGCTTCTTGCCGATCGCCTGCCCGCCGAGCTCCGCGACCTCGGTCAGCACCGCGACAGTCGCGTCGTCGATGATGTTCTCGTGCACGGGGATGATGACGGCGATTTCCTCGGCCACCAGCACACGGTCAGCCCACGTGACCTTGCTCTGCGGCTTCACACCGGTTGCGGCGGTGGCGGACTCGCCGACCCAGCCAGCCTCGGGCAGGGTCGCCAGCACCGGCAGGTGCGTGGTCTTGGTGCCCATGTTGACGGTCGGGAAAGCCGACAGGACGGTGCTGCCCTGCTTCGCCGCGGCCAGCAGAGTGTCCGCGTAGGCTTCCTGGATCAGAGTTGCAACGTCGTTGCGTGAGATGTCGGCCATTGGCCGGCCTCCTTATTCAGTTGTTATTCAGTTGTTTTCGGTCAGCAGCGGGCAGGCCCGCTGAATGCGCGGCTAGCTACTGCCGCGCAGCTCGCGCAGCGCTGCGGCCGCCCGTTCCTTCGGGTCGATCGCGTCACCGCCGGCGCCAGTCGCACCGGACTTCAGGCCGCCGCCGCTCCCCGCCGGGTTACGCGGCTTCGGCTTCGGTTCCGGCTTCGGCGCGTTCTGGTCACGCCAAGCGATCAGCGAGTCGGCCGACGCGGTCAGCTCTTCCTCCGTCTTGCCCGTGAGCGACCCGGCCGGCACACCCTTGGCCGAAGCGATCCGATCGCGCAGCGCAGTGAACTCGGCCTTTTCGGCGCGCTTCTCAGCGGCCTCGCGGGCTTCGCGTTCGCGCTGCAGCTCTGTCTTCTCGCCATCCTTGATGGCGTCGAACTGCTCTGCCTTGGCCTTGAAGTCGTCGAAACCGGCGTACTTCGCGCGCTCACGGTCGAGACGGTCGTTGATGATCCGGTCAAGTTCAGCCTGTGTGAACGTCTTCGGAGCCTCACCGCCCTCGGTGGCGCTGGTTTCGACCGGGTTATCGGTCACGACATCGGGCATTGGGATTTCCTCCATAGGAGTAGGACCGACGCACAACCCGGCCGAAGCAACCCGCGGCGTCGTAACACGGGCAACCGTCCATGACGGTTCGGCGCGGTAGATGGGGATACAAAAAAGCCCACGTCATGAGACGTGGGCAGCCCTCACCGCCGAAACGGTCCGGTCAGTGTTACTCGGTGTCCTCCGCGGCCTGCGCGGCTAGGAACGCCTGCCGGGCCGGCGACTTGTTCAGCCGATCCAGCAGCATCGTGCGGTAACCGCGCAGCCACATGCGTGCCAGCAGTCCGGTTCCCGCGTACGGATTCGTGTCGCCCGGCTGCGCCGCGCGGCCCTCTTGCCGCGCGGCGATCACCGCATCAATATCGGTCACTGCAGGTAATCCTCAGTCAATGGGTTCCGCCAGTTGCCACGTCCGTCGAGCACAGCCTGCCGATACGCCATGAACGTCAGCCGGCCGTTCTCATCGAACCACGCCGCCATTTCCTCCGACATGTATTTGCGCGCGTCACGGTCCGACATGGACCACAACGAAGCCGGATCAACCTTGCCCTCGAACTTGGCTTTCAGCATGTTGCCGTTGGTAGCGTCCTCCGCGGCCTGGTACGCCTCGTTCGCGAGCTGGTAATACTTCTGCTTGAGCACCTTCGTGAACGTGTTGCCGTGGTGACCTTCAGCCTGCGCAGCACGCATGAAGTTCCGCCGACGCACGGTATCCAGCGACTCGCCCATCACCTCAGCTTCAGCGACGTCGGGGTCTTCGCCGGCCTCGATCAGCTCGAAAATCCGGTCATGCTTGGCCCGCAGTTCCGCCTCAGCCGCGTCAGCTTTCGCCTGCCGCGCCGCGGCCCGCTCCGCAGCTTTCGCCGCGGCACGTTCGGCCGCAGCCTGCTCGCGCCGCTCGATGCGCTCCATTTCCGCGGCGAGCTTGTCGACCAACGCGTCGTCGCCCGCTTCGAGCGCAGCGTTCATGTCGCGCTCGACGTCGTCGAGGGTGCGTTTCGGCTTCCGTGGACGCTTCGCAGCCGACGCGGCCGGCTTCGGCTTGACTTCCGGTTCACCGCCGAACGGCTTCGCCAGCTCGTCGTCGACCCGCTGCCAGTACGCGACCGCGTGGTTGTGCTCGTCCTCAGCGTCGAGCCAGTCGAGCACTCGCTGCCGCTCTAACGCTTCCTCGTCGACCACGGGCCGGCGGGGCGCCTCGAGCGCCTTGCGTTCAGCCGCGGCCGGCAGCGCCGGCGTGCGGGCAGCCTCGATCGCTTTCGGCTCCGCGCCGGCCGGCAGAGCTGCACGCTCACCGGCTTTCGGCTCGATCGCCTTCGGCAGGTCCAACCGCTCAGACCGCACGAACACCGGCCGGCCGGCCGGTTGCGTGACAGCCTCCACCGCGGCCCGCGGCCGAACCGCCGGCAGCCGATCGGATCCACCGCCGGCCTCGATCGCCTTCGGCGCCGGACCGATCGCCCGCGGCGCATCCAACCGTTCGGACCGCACGTACACCGTCTGTCGCGGCTCTTCGGCCGGCGGCCGAACCGCCGGCAGCCGATCAGAACCGCCAGCCTCGATCGCCTTCGGCGCCGGACCGATCGCCCGCGGCGTGTCCAGCCGTTCAGACCGTACGAACACCGGCGGCCGTGGCTCATCCGTCGCAGCCTCGACGCGGCGCCAGTCAGCCACCGCGTCGACGAGACGCTTCACAGCGCGTGCGAGCGCCGCCGCGTCGTCGCCGAACTGGTCGACGTCGTCGACCGCGTCGCGCACCGTCTGCGCCAACTCCTGCACATCGGCGATCGGCTTCTGCAGCACCAACGGCAACTCTTGGATGCCCTCGGTGATGCCTTTCGTCGCTTCGACGACACCGCGCGCATCCTCAACGAGCGCAGCCGTGTCGCTGTGCACGCGCCGCGCAGTGTCCACCGCATCGCCGATCGTGTCGGCCAGGTCCGCGACGCTACGAACGTTGCGCAGATCGCCGGCAGTGCTGCGCACCGCCTGCCCGGTATCGGCCAGCAGTGCACGCACACCCAGCGCGACAGCCGTCGCGTCGTCGAGCACCGACACCACTTCGTCGGCGATCTGCTTCACGCCGTGCGCGATGTCGACCGTCGAGTCGACGACCGTCGCAGCAGCGTCCGCAACTTTCGACACGCCGCTGGTGACCTGCGCGGCCGTCTGCAGCGCCTTGTCGGCCGTGTCGACGACCGTCTTGACGTCCCGCACGATTGGCACCGCGCCGCCGAGCACTTTGTCGGCGACGTCGGTGACCTGCTTGACCTTTGAGCTGATGCCGGCCGCGGTGTTGACCACCTCGTCGGCGCGGTTCGCGATCCGCTGCGCAGTCTCTACACGGTCACGCAGCGGCTTCACCGCGGCGTCGACCTGCTCCGACTTCTTCGTCAGATGCTTCACAACACGCTTCGGCGCCGGCTTCTCAGGTTCCGGTGCGGCCTCGATCGCCAGCCGGTCAAAGTCAGGCTGCGGCTTCTCCTTCCGCGGCCGGCCCGGCTTGGGACGCGTACGGCCCATGCGCTCATCTGCGCGTCGCTCCATGCGCGCGGCGATCTGCCACTCAGGCAGCAGCACGCCATTGTCGTCGCGGCTCACCGCGTTGTAGTCGTCGAGCCAGTCGTGCACATACGCCGGCGGCTCGTACGTTCCGCTGCGCACCGGCACCGCCAGGCACTTGCAGTGATCGTGGCCGCGTGCGTTCTTCTTGTGCGGCGAACCGAGCGCTGCACGCTCACTCCGGTACAGCCCAGGTGCGCCGGCCTCGCCGGCAGTCAACGAGCGCGTCGCGAGCATGCGGCAGAATCCGCACGCGTTCGCCGACGCGTAGCGCGCCCAACGCACACCTTCGCGGCCGGCATTGTCCAGCACCGTGTCGCGCGACTGGTCGAACAGCGACCGTGACGCAGTGCCCTGCAACGCTCCCACGGGATCTCGCTGCACCAAAGCCCAACGGCCCGACGCGGCCAGCTTCTCGTCAGCCGGCAGCGCGGCCGGCTCGACGGCAAAACCAGTCGAGCGCGGCAACGCTTTCTGCTCGCTGTACCAGCGTGCCGTCAGCATGCCGGCCGCCCCGATGAACGGCAGGATCAGCTTCGGATACGCGTCGCTGATCAGCGCCAGCCCTTCAGCTTTCGTCAGCCCGCCGAGCCGAGGCACGAACCGCTCCACCGCGGTCCCCGCCTCGTCACCCAGACGTACTAGCGTCCCCTGAAACTCCGGCACCGCTTCCGTCACCGCGACCCCCGTTCTCGTCGATCACCTGGTCGACAGGTGGCGCGTCGGGCAGCGGCCCAGGTGGCGTTGACAGGAGCTTGTCGAGAAGCGCCTGCGTGTTGCCGGCGCGCATCGCTTCCTTGATCGCCTGAATGAGTTGCTGCGTCATGCCGGGAACCAGCGGCAGCAGGTACTCGATCGGCACGCCGGCCTGTGCGAGCTTCACGACACCGTCGACCACCGCGGCGAACGTCCGTGCCTCTGTGTCACGCCAGATCGTTTCTGCGCGAATGTCGTCGGCCGTCACAGCGTCGCCGCCCATCGCGGCCGACAGCCTCAACACCTGCTCCCACGACTCGCCGAAGCTCTCCCGCTTGTTGGCGAGCTTCAACTGCATGTTGTGCTCACACGCGGCCAACGCGTCAGCGGACACGTTCGAGATGCTGGTGACCGTCGACGGGTTGATCTGCGCTTCCATCGCGACGTGCTGCATCATCTCGTCGAGCACCGCGTTGTACGGTTCGAGCGACGCGGCAGGGAACGCCTGCGCTTTGACGTCTGGATCTTCAAACGTCCAGACGCGCAACGCAGATGCCTTCAGCACCTCGTTCTTGCTGCCCGTCCAACCGCTGATGACTCGCTGCGGGTTCGCACCGAACCGCGACACCAGCATCCGGTCGAAGTTGACGTAGTTGATGGCCTGCTGCATGCCGATCAGCGGCTCGATCTCGCCGACGATCATGTCGTCGGCGTCGCGATCGTTGATGAACCGAACGACCGGGCACACTGGCTTGCCGTTGTCGGTGGCGCCGTGCGCAATGATCCGCTCGACCGCCCGCACTGAGATTGGTTTGCTCGCCGAATCGCCGTCACCCGAACCGACCACGGGGATTTCACCCAGGTCGAGCTCGTACATGTACAGCTCGTCGTAGAGCACCGCGCGGCGGTGCGGCTTCGCGTCCTTCTGCGCTACCCACGTTTCGAGCGCGAACTGCGGCCACGCGTCCAGCACTGGATCCTCGTAGACCGCCAACAGTTGCCGCGGCGAACGGGTGCGCCATTCCGGCCCTTCCGGGCCTGGAGACACCACAACGTAGGACGATCCGTACTGCACCGCCGGCCGGTGAACCTCTGCCTGCCGTGCGTCCATCCTGTTGCGCTGCCAGTCCGCCCACGCTGGATCGTTCTCTTGCGCCGACAAGTTCCGGTAGCCGACCACGCTGAGGTTCTGCGCGAACGAATCACGCACCAGCCGAAGCACGTTCTTGATGGACAGCTTCGCGATGTCCTTGACCTCATCGCTGGCACCCTCGGGAACCGCCGGCCGGCCGCGCCGCCCCTTCACGTACTCGTAGATCCGGTCGAGCTTCGCGCGGTCTTCCAGATGCAGCGTGTACATCTGTTGCACGAGCTTGACGATCTGAGACTCCGACAGCCGGCCCGGGGCGTCGCTGTCGTCAAACTCGTCTTCGGCCGGCGCCTGCTTCGGCTCAATGAAAAGCGGTAACACTGCAGCCCCTCTCAGGCGAACATCGCTGCACCGCTCGACCTACGCGGCGCGTCGACCGCACCCAGCAGCGCGAGCGTCACGGCGACAAGCGGATGAATGATTGACTCGGGGTCGCGGCGGTCCCAGCCCCAGCCGCCCGCATCGCGGATCGGCCGTTTCTTCGCGCCCTTCAGCGCTTCCGTGATCGCGTCCTGGTCGCCGTGGGTCAACGTGTCACCGTCAGCGCCGGCCACAACGAGGCCGCACGCCTTCGCCATGTCGCCGGCACTGGTGATCCGAACCTTGACCTTGCGCGCCTTCAGTTCCGGCGCCAACGCAGCCGCCGGCGATGCACCGTCGATGATGACCGGGATACGCCGGCCAGCTCGTTCGACAATCCAGTCGATAGCCATATCGACATCCGCGCCGGCCCACACCTGCTCGATGTGCCGCCATTCGTCGCCTTCGCCGTCGTCGAGCTTCCAGCAGGCGCCGATCGAGATTTGACGTCCGTGCGACATGTCGACACCGAGCGCGTGCGGCTTGATGCCGGCGTCCGGGCCTTCCGGGTCAGCCATCTCACGCCACCGCGCCGGCTTAATCACCTGCGCGTGAACCGCGATCTTGTCCCAGATTCCCATTGCTTCCCGGCGGAAGCTGTCGTAAGACAACGCTTTCCGCATACGCAGAATCGACCGCAGCGACGTGCGGTGCGGATAGCTTGGGTTCATCTTCGGGTACTGGGTGACGTCGTCAGGCTCCGCGTCGTCGTCGGCCGAGATTTCGACGTAACCGACGTCGGAAGACTCGCCGTCGAGCGCTTCCTGCCGCAGATTGGTGAACACCTCACCCGGGTCGGTTGGCTTCGGCGGTGTGCCGGCCAGCAGGATTAGCGCGTTCGGCGACGCGTTCGTCGCCGGCACCATGTCGTCCATTGCGTTTTCGGTGAGAATCTGCGCCTCGTCGAAGATCAGCACGTCGACCTTCGCGAAACCACGACCGAAGCCTTTTTCACGGGCGCCGAACAGGATCCGTGAGCCGTTCGTGAACAGGACAGCCTCTTTACCGTTGCCGGTGAGGACTTGCTGCACGTGCGGCGCGATCTCTTCACGCAGCGCGAGCGCCTGCATGCTCTTGAACGTTTCCGCCGCGGTGCGGGTGCGGTGCGCCGTCCAAATCACGGTCGTGCCGGGATTCATCTTGCACAGCGCGAAAACCAGCGCGCCGAGGAAGTACGTTTTACCCGTCTGGCGTGGCACCGACATCGCGAACATGTCGGCGGCGAACAGACCGTCGGATCGTTTGGCGCAAACCAGCTTCCCGAGGTCGTCCTGCCACTGATCGAAAAACAGGCCCATGTTGACGTTGCACTCATGCCGCACAGACGGCCATGACGTCGACACGATGCCTTCAGGCTTAATGACGTGGCGCGCAACCTCGGACAGGCGAGGCTTAGACATCCTCGCCGTCGAACATCTCGTCGGCCGGCACTTCCGAACTCGTCTGGCCGGCCTGGGTGCGCTGCAGCTCGATGGTCTCGATTTCCTTCGCGATTTCCATCAGCCGGCGCGTCAGCGCAGCCAGGTCACGCGGCGGTGTCGACTCGTCGAACACCGCGGACTCGACACGGTCGTGCATGCGCTTCAGAAGGGTCAACCGGTCTTCGCTCTTCGCAGCCACGAACACCACCCCCTCGAAAGTTGGAGTGCCGGCCGCCGCGCGGGGATAGGAGGCACGCGCAGCGGCCGGCAGCATTTGAAGGCTGGGATTTTCACGCGGCACGCGAGCGCGGCGCAGTGGGCACCCATTCACCTCGCACCCATCCGCGTGCGAGCACCAACCCTTGAAACATGCGCCGCCGCACTTAGCGACCGGCGGCTATCGCTTGGCCCGCAGAGCAGGACTCGAACCTGCAACCGGCGGTTTTGGAGACCGCTGCTCTACCAATTGAGCTATCTGCGAATGCGGCCCCGTTTGACGTCAGCCGGTGGGGCCAGACCGGGCGCCTGCGGTACGTCGGGCGCCAAGACTGTCGGTTACGCGCGTGGCGGCCAGATCCACGAACCGGGCTCGCCGTCACCGAACGGCACGCCCACCATGAACCGCACACACGCGTTGACGGGATCGAGCACTGGCGAGGGATACCCGGTCGGAATCGTCGGCCACCGCGGTAACGACCGCGGCCTGCAGGGCAGCATCGGGCCGGCCGGCGGGCCGGTACAGGACGATCCGTCCAACGGTCGGCTTCACGCGGTGCCGTCGATGATGAAGTCAGCGAAAGCGCGCGCCGTCTCGACGATCGTTGCGTCCCGGTCCTGGTCGCCAGAACTGTGCGCGCGGACCGCGAGCTGCAGCGCTTCGAGTCGAAGCTCCGAATCGGGCCGCGGCGGTACGGGTGGCTGCAAACCAGTCACGACGCGCTGAACCGACTTCTTGAGGTGATCCAAATCGGGCTCGACCAGCACCGTTACTGTCGCGTTCTCGGCTTGCGCCATGTTCCGTGTCTCCTATCCACGTGGGAAAAAAATGCTGGGGAGAGAAACCCGCCT